CCTCTTTGAAAAATCTATTACTGGTTTTGGTTTTGGGTTTAACAGGTTAACACAAGCACAGACAAAGGCTAGAGTTTCAAAACAGTTAGATACAGCTATAAATGCGAAAAGGTCAAAGCTACTACGTATGTGGAATAACTCTATATTAAATGGGGATATACTTATGCGGATAGAAACAGAGTCAGCCATGATGGATTTTAATCTTAAACACCCATTCAATGTTATAGATATGAAAACGTTACTTAGATCACGTAAAAAATTCGTAGAAACATCTCAAAAAATGAAGTTTGGTGTACTGCTAACAGAAAAGAATAGAGATGCAATTAATGAAATGCTTTCTACTTTTGACATACTAGAAGAATCTGGGTTGTTTCCCCCTCTGAATATTAAATAAAAAACCCCCCCTAATTAAAGGGGGAGTTTAGGAGGGAGAACGACAGTGCGAGGATACTGCCACGCACAATGTACCACACCAATATATAGTTTGACTACTTTCTTTTGTAAAAAATATGGTTACCTACCTGTTTTATTAGCTCTACGTCTGTTAACCAGTAGGGTTTTACACGTTTATTATGGTAATGTGTTGCATTTTTGCCGACTTCGTGTACGCTTTCTCTGTTTAACATTATCATTCTTGCCAATCTTTTTGCGCTGTTAAACTCTTTTTCTTCGTATGGCGTGTCTGAAATTCCATCGCAAGTCCAACTAAAGGCACATGCTTTTTTACCTTTCTGGTAGACTACAGAACATACAGTATCTGGGTAGTATTTTGATTCAACCCTATTCAAAGTAACTTCTGCAACTGCAACCCTACCATCTACGGGTTCACTTCTAGCCTCATGGTAGATGTTCATAGCTAAACAAATTAATGCACTCTCGATAACCATTTTCTGTTTCTCACTTTATGTTTTAATCTAATAATAGGCATTCTCCTTGTGCCTAACCAATAATTTACATACCTAAATATGTTACCTTGCCACATCACAATAACCTCCATATACGGATTCCAAGTTTGTTATCCTCTATACGAACATGTATTTTGAACTCCCAGCTTTTCTCTTTAGCTATAGTTTTTGCTTGTTGTGTGGCCTTTTGAGTGTTTACACAAGGTACAAACACCGATGCATTTACGACCATCTTGCCCCAATTTACAATAATTCTAACATGGTCTGGGTCTAAATCAAAGTTCTTCAGTACTTCCTGTCTCATTTTGTATAGTGCAATCTATTATAATAACATGAGTAGGCGGTAAGTTCATGTGCGTACCTTTGCTAAGTCTCACCTTACCTTTCTTGCCATTTAGTTTAAGTTTTAAATCTTGAATAAAAGAAGTATAATTTATCTGTTGTTCTACACACCACTTCTTTAGCGGTTTAGGTAGGAGATAAGCTTTCTTTAAATCGGTTTCATACCTTGCTACTAACTTACCTCTGGGTACAGCTTCTGGTACAACAAGTGTAGATATCTCATCACCTTCCTTACCCCTGAGATCATCTGTACTTTTTATCCAAAGGACATTACTCCAGTGTTCATGTATGTAATCATTTATAACTTCTTCTACAGAGGCAGACATGTCATTAGACATATGTAAGTTACGTTTCAACTGACCCACAGTCCATTTAAAAAGGTTCTTTACATCATAGTTTACAAGCCCTGCTTTCTTAGCCAATATAATACCTGTCAATGAACATGCAGTTAAAGCAGACCAAAATCTATTTTTCGCTGTAAGACCTGCTGTGGTATCTATCTTAATCTGGACTTCTTTTAATAATTTCTTAACGCCTTCTATATCATTCAGTATAGATTTAAGATATATCCTACCCGCGTGACCATAGTTATGGGTGAGGAGTAAACTAAACGCATCTGTCTCCTCTTTTGTATCAAACCTCATCTCTTTTGTCTTACATTCCAATATCCTTTGCGCTTCTGCTTTCGGCATTATCTTTATCATACTTATCATTTCTACAATACTTGCATTAGCACTAGTTACTGCTAATAGTCTCCAAGGTTCACCCCGATATCTTTCCACGTTAGAACCAGCAGACATTCTATTTCTTTGCCTACCACCAGTAAGTCTATAGGCTAGATCACTTAGGTCTTTAGGCTTCTCATTTGTTAACTCGTCAATATATAACGGTAAGTTACGGTACACCTCGCCCCTATTCATCTTTGTATTAACTGTATCATTTTCTGAACATATAAGTTGTGATGGATTGCCCCAAACCGACACTGCGGCCATCTGGACAGTTGTTTTACCTATGCCTGTATCTCCATGCAGATGTAAAGTAGCGCAGTGTATGGGCAAAAATTGCATCAAAGGGGAACCAAAAGAAGTTGCGACAACAAATTGGTGTAGTTCAAAATCATCTCTATCGTAAAAATTTATCATCTCTTTCCACTTTTCAAGCTCACCTTTAGGTTCAAAATAAGGAAAGAAACTAGCTGTTTGCAAAGATGGTGCATTAAACTTGACACTATCTTTTGATATCTCTTTGTTACCTAGTATGAATGAACCACATTCATCATTAGTCCAACCAAACTGTTTATGAGCTATATCTGCCATTTCTTGCACCTGTAACTCGTTTACCCATGTTGTAGTGTATTTCATAAGGTCATCCATTTTTGGAACTGCCACACCTTGCATGGACAGTTGTTTTCTAAAATCTTCTTTTGATGTTACAGCAGTTAAAGGAACTGTAAATTCTCTTACCCCATCTCTGGGTAAGTGTAGACGCATCACGACACCTTCTCCAGTTTCTGCATCTGTAATACGATTCACAACATATAGATCGTTGTGATATATTAACTTATCTTCTGGGTCACCATCAGCGTTTTTATACCTCATGTATACACCGCCATTAGATCCTCTAAAGTAGGGCGAAGGGTATTTTGATGGTACTTTATAATCCATCTCTTCATCTTCTGGCAGATCCATAGCCAGTGCCTTCTTTATGTCCTCTTCTGATTCTATAATTCTATTCCCCAGAACAATCGGGCTTTTTACCTTCTTCCAGTTAGGACAATTCGGACATACATCTGGGTTATGTTCGTCAAATGTAGTACACCAATAAGGCCCCTTTATAAGGTCTAATTTCTCTTGTGTTTTTTCTTCTGAGTATTCTAAGTGCTTTTCGGATATTATTTTAGACGCTTCTTCAGAATCAACACAGAACTTTGTTATAGATAGCCCCCCTCTCCATAAAGGTTCGCTTATATCTTTTTGATTTATAATGATATTCTTTATCTGTTCACACCCTCTACCTTCTTTTGTCTTTCTTATTATGTCCACAAACCATGCTTCTGTACTATCAGCAACTTTACTATCAACTTGGTTCATAGGAAGAGTTTTAGGTGCAGGTATTATCTCGCCAATTAACTCTGAAAATTCGTGGAAAGGTATGGTTGTTATATTACTACTTATTGCGTGAACTCTTATAGGTGTATCACCTTTGTGGTTATGTGTTTCTGGTACTCTTAGTACCCTAGCACCGTCCGATGTAACAGCAGGGTCTGCTAGTAGATTGTGTTCTGCGCAAAGAGCCTTTAACCTTTCAGCCACAGGAAACCAATCACTATATATAATAGGAGTTTCCAAAGGCCAGTAACAATGTACCCCATTACCAGAACTCACTATAACAGGTTTAGGTAAAGTATTCTTCTTACAAAACCCACGGAGGGCTGTCAAAGCATCCTGTTGAGTTGGGTAATCTTTCTTATCGCCACAATCTAAATCAAGAAAGAAAGACTTATATTGTTTGGCATTCTCTACTTTTCTAGAGCCAGACTTTTCAAATGTCGCCAATGCAAAGAAAGCATTGTATCCATTGCTGTCTAGTTTTGTAGCTGTATCTATGACCTTATCAATGGAGTCGTAAAACTTGGTTACGAGTCGGTCACCTTTAAAACCCCATACGCAGTAGTAACCTTCTGAAGCTACTACGCTCTGTAAAAATTGTTTTGTTTCCATAATACCACCCCTAATAAAGACACCGTGGCAGGAGTATTTGCATTATACTCTTTTCGGGGCGCAATGCCCTAGCCACAGTGAAGTTCTATTGCTTACTAGTCATCCCAACTATCAACAATATCACTTAACTCACTCGTTGCCTGTTGGGGTGTCTTTACTTCTTTTTTATCAGGTTTCGGAGTTAGTTTCTTTGGTTCTTCAATGACCTCTTCTTTCTCAGTCGTAGTATCCGAAAATACTTGATCCATTTCAGAAGAAGAATTGAATCCCTCTACCTCATCAAAAGGAGAAGACTCCTCCATAGGTATATATTTAACAACTTGCACTGCTTTTAATCTTAACGATACGCCAGATCTTCCCCCCATATTCCAAGGATAAAAACCAACAAGCACATTTATCTTACTGCCAGTGGTAAGTTTAAAATCGGAATCAAGTCTATTACCTTTCGCATCATATTGTGATGGCTTTCTAGTGGGGTCTGCACCGTATGCACCCTTTAGACGTGCCTTACCAATGTACATACCTTCTTCATCCTTTTCAAAAGGTAAAGGTAACTTGTCCTCCCAACCTTTCTGCTTTTTTGCTTTATAGGCTGAACTCATTGGCTTATATAAAGCTTGAGCAGTCGCTTCATCCATTTTAAATTGTAAGCTGTACTCTGAATTATCATCCAAAGCACTGCAAGGTACAGATCTGTTTTCGGTACTGTCAAATCTATAGGTAGTATTTATCTTAGGCCATAAAGCCTCAACGTTCTCTATTTTGTAGCTCTCGCTCATGTCGTTCTCCAACTATTAATTATCTTCATCAAGTAAATCTAATTCGTCATCCATATCAACTGTACTCAAAGTATCTTTTGAAAACTGAATTAGGGCTTCGCTTACACCACTAATCTTAAATCGTAGTGTATTACCTATACGTATATAGGTATCTTTCGGTATACGGTTCTCTCTTACCCAACCACGTACCGTAGATTTTGAAACAGAAAAATGTTTTGCAACATTATCTATTGTAACAAAAGGTTCTTCACTTATCATTTTTATTTTTCCTAACAGATATGACATACTCCGTATCTACGTTTAATCCTTCTGGAAGTTTGTCTGGGTTCTCGTCTAAATACTCCCTTACATTTTTTTGATTTAGACGTTTGTCAAAGAACTCTGGTGTTTTATTTTCTACAACAAACTTGTACATAGACTCCCAATCACTTGTCCAGTATCTGGTTTTTGTAGTCCTATAAAACATACCCTCACTTGTTCCTGCTCTATCGACCTTATTCATGTCAGCATACTCATTGATAGCTTCTTTAATAGTGTCTTGTTGTTTCAGTAAAGTGGAGTCTTTGTCGGCATAGTCTGATTTCAATACGGAACGTTGGTCTCGTATTTTTATATAGGTTTTTATTAGTTTACTTATATCCATTTATAGATTCCTCACTCTCTATACTTAACATATAGTGTCATAAAATACTTTAGTCAAGTATTTCTTTGTATAAATCTATAATTTTTGTGTGTATGTGTATTCTGTTATCAAGAAGTCTGTAAACATGTTTCTCAGCATCAGATCCTTGCAACTGCACCACTGTACATTTATGGGTCTGCCCACTCCTGTGTATACGTGCATTGGCTTGAGAGTATGTTTCTAAGCTACTCACAGGCGCCCACCACACTATTGTATTAGCGCGTGTTAACGTGACACCATGTGCAGCTGCTTGAGGTTGTATCACGAGTACCTGTGGGTCAGCAGTAGTCTGAAACTTCTTGAATATGTCAGTTCTTTTATGGACAGGTACAGACCCATCTATTATTTCTGTAGATATATTATCTTCGTTTAAAGCGTTTGTTAGTATTCGTATAGAATGTTTGAAAGGGACAAACACTAATACCTTTTGACTAGATTCATCTATTACTTCTTTTAGAACTTTGTATCTATTCTTTATATCAAACTCAAGTGCTTGACCACTGTCAGTATATACTGCCCCTGCTGATATCTGTAGTAACTTGTTTAGATGTACAGCTGCATTGACTGCGGTGATCTCCTCTCCTACAACCTCCATAGTCATCTGGTCTTTTAGTTTCTTGTAATATTTACTTTGTTGCGGTGTTAGTTCCACCTTTCTTTTTGTATATACCATGTCTGGTAAATCTAAACACTGTTCCTTCTTATAACGTATTGCAGGTTGTAAAGCATAGTATACTGTATTTATAGCATTATCTCTTGGCTTCCATGTAAACTGTGAAACTCTATACAGAACTTTGTCTTTGAACGTACTAAAAAACATGGGTACACCAGAAGGGTTTACCAACTTAGCTAGGCCATAGGCATCCACTGGACTTTGAGACGCGGGTGTGCCTGTCATCATCCACAACCATGTATCATCTTTCATAATCTTCTTTAGTTTCTTCCATCTTGTAGTTTGCGCGTTCTTGTAATGTGTTGCTTCGTCTACAATGATTAAATCAAAATCGCCTTTAGCTATTTCATCTACTACAATGGATACTCCATCATAGTTTATAATAACAAACTCAGCGTCTGACTTTATAATTTCTTTTCTTTTGTTCGCTGAACCATAAGCTATAGCCACTTTTCTATGAGGTGCAAATGTAAACAAGTCAGTGCGCCATGCGCTATCCATTATCGAGAGTGGGCATATAACTAACACACGTCTTACCATCCCCAAGTCTATCAGATAGTCTGATGCCCATATGGCACTTGCTGTTTTACCTGTACCTTGTTCGTTAAAGCAAAATGCTTTTCTATGTAATGTAAGAAAAGAAGCTGTTTTCTTTTGGTGTTCAAACGGAACCTTCCCAGGCCACGCGTACTGTCCATATATGGGTGATGGCACGTAAATGTTTAACGCATTTAATATTGTAGTTTCTCTTAGATTCCAATCTACAGTGACCCCATTAGCACCACTATGTTTGGCAGTATCTAAATGTTTCATAACCCTTGCTGGATTACGCAGGCGTAATAAGACACTCTCGTTGTCCACTATTTGCATTTCGTTCTCCTCTACTTCTTCGGCTTTTTGCCGTTCCTACTCCTATTCTTTGATGGACTTTCTAATTTTGTACCATCTTTGTTAGATCCCCCTCGACTTAACATTTTATTGTGGGATACATCTTTACCTTTACGACTTATCCCCTTCTTATCATACTTGCGCCTAGCTCTTTGACGTTCCATCCTATCAGGGTGTTCCCCTCTTTCTTTTTGTTTCTTATATTCTTTTTTATAAGGTCTTGGTGACTTAGTGTAGGGCATTAGTACTTACTCCCATTTTTGTTTTTCAATATCCATACTAAACCTGTTAGTACGAAAGTTAGTGCTACTGCTAGGGACAATATAAAAAACCATATCATCCTCTTTTTTTATACCGTTGTACTGCTTCGTACAATTTCATTTGTGCGTCACTTAATAACTTATAGTCTTTGTCTAGTTTATCTTCTTCTTCATGTGTCTCGTATTTTAAGTTTATGAAGCGCGAGAAAGACTTTTCATCTAAGTAATAATTAGTAGCTAAAATAAGTAGCTGTATTTGTTTTTCTTCTAAATCTACTAACATTATCTATTCGCTCCATTATACACACATTCTACCACAGGACAGTGGCGATAGCAAAGACCGCTTGGGTTCGGGTTCCATACATTCGATGTTACAGCCATCTTCATTCTATCATGCCTTTCCCTCCAGTTTTTCCAAAGAGTTTCGCTATCATCTACATGATACTTAGATGTTATAAATACTTTTTTAACTGTGAATAGCAAACCTGCACTGATGTTTTCTATAAAAGGAAAGTACTTAAATATAGCTAAAGCCATCAATTCAAGTTGGCCTTTATCTGCATTTTGTGGATTCTTTCCAGTCTTATAATCTATGATCCATGCCTTATAATCTTTGATAATAACCAAGTCAACAATACCCCTGAACCAAGCGTCTTTAGAATTAAACTTACAAGGCTTCAGCTCTTCGGTTAAGCCTAACTTCATTTCTGTAAACTTGTTACCACGCTTATTGTTAAGAGCCTTAAGAGGTCCCTCCATGTAAGCAAAGGGTTTTGGTATCGGCTTACCATCACGTATGTATTCTTCAGCAATCAAGTGTGCCTTAGTTCCATACATCATAGCTTCTGACACTTTATCCTCATAATCCTTTACCATCTTTAAATGGAAGAACTGTTTAGGACACTGCTCAAAAGACTTAAGTCTACTAAAAGACCAAGGGGTTATGCTCACTCGCAATCTCCATATGATTTACCTTTTCCACTCTCACAATTAACTGGGAGTCCGCCTGCCCATTCTGGTGTCCAACGCATACATTCTTCTATGTATTGTTGTGCCTCTTCTGCTTCTTTATCTCTTACACAACAAACGATGCTATCGTGGACAGTCAGAACTACCTTATATTTATTAGCTATCTTTATCATTTGTTCGCCTATAATGCAACGTGCTATGGCCTGACATACATTTTCTATTATCTTTCCGCCATAGATTCGTGTCTTACCATTACGTGTCATGTAGCTATACTCAAACCCCAAGTCTGTTTGAGTAGCTTCCAATCCATCATAAGATATATAAAGACCAGAAGGTAATTTTATTCTACCCTTCTCTACTTTTAGAACACCGCGCAACCCAAATTGATTATCGTCTCCATTTACAGCACCTTGGAGGAATCGTTGGGCATCACGCCACAACTTGTTTATATTGTCGTTAGTATCTCTGTATATTTTAATGACGTGCCTAGCCTCGTCTATACCCATACTAAAACCAAATGTTTGGAGTTGGTTCTGGAACTTCAACGCACCCATACCATAACCTGCGCCAAGTATAGTAGTCTTACCCACGAACCGTTGGTCTTTAGTTACACTATCTTCTCCTACATTATATATAGCTGATGCCATCTTCTTATATACATCTTCGTCATTTTTAAACGCTTCTGTAAGCTCAGTTTGTTCCGCAAGCCACGCTAATACCCTTGCTTCTATTTGAGAAGAGTCGGCATCAATCAACGTGCAACCACGCGGAGCAACAATACTGGACTTTAATCTTTTTGCGTGATCCCCTCTGCTTGGTAGGTTCTGTAAGTTTATCTTGTCATCACCACCCCATCTACCAGTGTGTGCCGCGTAGTATTTTACTGGGACAGGCAGTAGACCACGTTTACCTATGTTTATGAATCTCTCAGTTCTTGTTTCTTCTAAGGTGCTTTTTAGTTCAAGCCTAGCCCCCACTAGTTTTTTAACCTCTTCGTTGGGGTGATGTATGAGTTTCTTAAAACCCTCATCAGACTTGGCAAGTGCTAAAGTTTTATTGCCAGTTGTAAGGCTTGTCTTTGTGGGAGGCTCAACACCAAACCCTTTCAGTAGTTCTGCAAACTTGGGGTTACTCATCAAATCTTCTTTGCTACACCCTGCATCTACCAACATCTTATCTTTACGTTGACGTGTTTCTCTAAGATGATTCTCTAACCATATCACGTCCAAGTCCAAGGTAGGTTCTATAAACATACGTAAAGTTAAATCGACTAACTTAAATTCTTTCTTGGGGAAATTCTTACCCATAAGTTTAAACAACTCAAACGTAAGGTCTACATCATTAACACAATAGTCACCAAATCTAGACAGTTCTTCTTTGGTAAAATCTTCTCTTCGCTTACCTAAAGTGTTTAGCACTTCTTTACCTTTAACACCTATGTCGTATCGTTTAGTCAAAGCATCCAGACTAGCACTCTTATCTACACCATGTATACCTCTAGCCATACACAATGTATCTGCAAACAATTTTGGTTTTATATCAAAGACCCAATTAAGAATACTCCCATCGAACATAGTGTTATGCGCATTTAGCACACTGTTGCACCAGGGGAAGGTAAGTAAGTACTCCTTAACTTGTTTGTGTGTACCACTCGCCCATTGGGTTTCTTCTTCGTTTAGCTTTACACCAACACCTATAACTTCAAAATCTTGACTGCGTATATACTCTTCGGTTGTAACCTTCTTCAACGAGTAATCTTTGTCATAGTATGTTTCAAAGTCTAATGTAATTAAATTCATACTCATTGCTCATCTTCCTCTTCCTCCTTTGGTTTTTGACAAGTTAAACCATTACAGCAATCGTCAACAACACTCATACATAGTATACATTGGTAGTGTCCATGCACAGGTATCATAGTAGTTTCTTGCCCACATCTAGGGCATATCGTCATTTGTTTTCCCACTCAACTCCCCTCCTAATCCTGCGTAACCACATATGTCTACCCAACTATCGGCCTTATCTGCATGGATCAAACGAGCTAGTTTCACACACAACATACACATCATAACATCTTTTACTGTTATCTCTTTGTCTATGATAACGGACCATAGCTTGGCTATACGGTCATGGTTGATATAAGCATCACCATAATCCTTTGCCCTGTCGTTATTTATGAGGCGCATTGCTTCTCGTAATATCTCATCCCTCGTCATTATACTTACCTCTAACTATATCATTCACAATGTTAGAAACAGTGGCAGACTTCTTGGGATCGCGCCCCTCCAAGAATATTAGTAACTCGCGTAGAGTCCAGAGCTTAATTTCCTCACTCTTCTTCGTGTAGGCTTCATACTTTTCTTTTCTTTTGTTCAATCGTTCAGCTCTTTCTTTTGCTACATTATTCGTTTTAAGCCCAATCTTTACGGCTACTTTTCGGACCTGCACCTTGCCAGACTTTGTCTTAACCAGTCTACGCCTATTTGGTGCGTACCAACCCTTTGTTTTTGGTATTTCTCTAAGTTTAAATTCGTCAGCTATACTCATATCGTTCTCCTTTTTTAGTCGCCCCCTATTACAGTAGGGGGCTAGATTTTACGTACCCTACTCGACAAGATCAGTAGTTGGAGGTGCATCATTAACACTAAGACTACCTCTTGTTGCAGTGGATATTCCATGTCGTAAGACTCTCACTGCTTGTCTTACTCGGTGTCAAACTCAAAAAAACACCGACAACAAAACTCATTGCATCATCTTATAGATGTTGTTCATATCTATTTCTTTGCTCTCTACTTTTGCAGTGAACCTCACTATTTTATCAACAACAGTATGCATACTCTCTTCATTAATGACTAATGCCAATCCCTCGCAGTTTTTTATATCCCTAATATTTTTTTCTTGTAATGGTGTGGGCTTGTTGCTACCTGCTTTACATTCGATAGCTATAAATTTACCCTCGTAACAGGCTATGATATCTGGTACTCCGCTACCCCCATACCCACCTGTTACTGGGTAAAAATAGTATGCACCCATGTTCTTTAAATAACTTGTTACTGTACGTTTAACTTTAGCTTCTGGTTTCAAAACGGTATCTCCTCTTCTTTATTTGTTGGTAACCACACCTTGTAAGTTAGTGTAGCACTAACCGTTTTATTTGGTAAAGCCATGTCCTCAATTAATCCCATCTCTCTCAGGAACAAAGTTAAATCAGTTGGTAAATCTTCTGTCTTCATCGTTTCTCCCTAATAGTGGTGGAACTGGCATCAAACCCACTCAGCCGTAGCCAAGTGGGTCAATCAGTTAGTAACGCACTAACCAAATATGTAGAATAAATCCTCTCGCACTCTCCGACCAACTCCCCTTATCTCCTCGTTAAAGTCACAGAGCATAAGCACCGCTATCTTGCCCTGCAACCAATTTGGTAAGTCATTAATCGAATGGTAGCAATTCTTTAATTCCTTGTCAATACATTCTATGCCAATACATATCACAGTTATGTATTTCCTATCTATCGGTATCTGTACACGGTATACCCTGTCACTAGATAACAAGTCATCGTGTAATGTAGAAACAACCTGCTTCATCTCTGTACCCCACATCATCAACAAAAGTTTCAGCATTGACCATGGATAATACGGACACCTTACCAACTATATATTCTGGTACATTGTCTACAGTATATGTTACAAGGTCTCCGACAGATTTGTGTACATCTCCTTGTACGTTGTCCATAGGTATGACATCGAAGGTCTGTACATCCTCTTCCATGTACACCCTAACGTGATATAGGTTGAGTGCCTTACGTTTCCTATCGGCCAGCTCGTCTGTATCATGTATCCATCTTTCAACATTACTACGGAAAACATCATGTATGAACTTATGATCTGTGTCCAAAAGATTTCTCAACTCTCTTATCAACATAACTTCATCGTTCAAAACCTCTTTGGCACTACTCCTTACCTTGTATTCTATATTATCACCAATATCAGTGAACTCTCGTTTAGCCTTGAATGCATTTAATATCGCTACGTCTTTCGGTGCAGGGTTACGCAAATAAGAACTCGCATTCTTTATAGCCTTGTCTATATGCATAGACCTAGCCATGTAGTGTTGCTCAGAATACGAATCATACTTGTAGTTTTGTATAGGGTAGGAACTAACCATGTACTCGTACTGGGCAGGGGTAGTTGTTGTATAGAAATCCCCATAGCCAATCTGACCCATCGTATAAACTTGTTCCTCCATGAATACCCAAAATACACTCTTAGTCCTTTTTATCGAACACACTGCAAAGTCAACACCTCTGATCTTGTGTGCTAACTCCTTGGCGAATACAATAGCTTTATATGTCGTACTGTGGTGTAATAATTGTGGGAAGTTTACATTGTATTTGTCACCAAATAGAGCCTCCCCTGACACATCAACAAACACCTCACTAATCTCTGTCTCATCATTAATGACAGGAAGGTTTCTCAAGGTCTCACCTTTGACAATACATTTCTTACTCCTAGTCACTGAGTGTAACTTCTCTAGGCTTTCCTTCTTATAGTTGCTATCTAAAAATCTACTATCACTCATTGTCATTCTCCTTTTCGGTTAGTGACCCACTAACTGATTGTAAGTTAGCGAAGTCGTTTTCTATTGTTCTGTTTATAAACATGACCCGATCTTGCATCTCTCCAAGCCATTCCCCATGTTGACAATCACTTGCCTTCTCACGCATCTCTTCATCGGTCACGTCTTCACCAATACGTAGAAACTTGTATGCGTATGGTACACCCCTTTCTGTGTTAAAATCTTGGCAGATTGTAAGTAAGGAATTAATGCAAGCTACATCCTCATACCCACCAAATTGGCTTTCCTCATACCACTTCCATTGTTCGCCAACCACCACAAGGTTAAACATATACTTGTCTTCATGTGGTATGTACTCCTCGCTGGTGTAGACGTGGTCTGCCAATTTGTACTCAGCAAACCTCTTATCCAATGTCAGTACGGTAAGCACCTCTTCCATGTGGCTCTTAGAAATGAAAGAGTGTGCAATGACTACATCGCTACGGTAACCCATTACTTCACCCTCGCTATGGTTGCCTTAGTATGTACATACTCAAGATCAAATATTTTGTTGACCCATCTGTTCCATTGGTTGCGTATGACACTTGATAACTTGTCATCAGGTACATGAGAGTTCCCTACCTTGATCTGGTGCAACTCACTGTCAATGATAAACAACTCTAGAAGTACGACCCTACATGGGTGATCCTCTTTCTTTAGTACATGTTCAACGAAGTCGTGCTTATTATCCCAGTCCCAATGTGTGTAAGGGTGTTGGTTTCCTTCCTTCACAAGTGTACCTGAGAAGATCTCAAAGTGTTCTTGCAAAGAAGACAGCTTGTCTTGGTATACAGACCAATGCCAACCACTATCTTTTAACTCGACCAATGGATACATGGCTAGTATGTACTCATAGAACTTATCGCACAGAGGTTTGACCCTAGCCTTACGTTCTAGATCTATCCTCTTCCTTGGTGGGCTAAATGTAAACGTGTTACCCTTGATACTCCAAGGGGTATGGGGGTTCTTATGATTTATGGGTCTGGTAAAGTACAACTGCCTACCATCATCTTTTGAATCTCCATCTTTCCAATTATATTCACTCTTTGGTAGGAAGAAGTTTTTATGTTCAGCCTCATGATTGTAGTGTCGTATAAGTTGAATGTACTGCTTACCACTATCAATAAGAAGCCCCATATTCTCTGGTAGGGTATGTTGAAGGAATGCGTATCGTGTTTGGTGTGACCCTTTACCAGACCCATTACGTATCTTGATAACCTCGTTACCCTTACGATCAATAGACCACACTATCGGTGCGAGTGCCTCGACCTCTTTCATGGTTGGTAATCTAGTAGCATTGTTGTGGTTGTAACCATGCCAGAATGGTATTGGATCGCACTCCCCATCATTAAGTATATACTTGTTATCACTTACTTTGATGATGCGTTCATTCTTTCTAGTGCGAACACCTATCGGTCTAAGGTCATCTTCTCTACGGTGGTTCTTACTGACCACAGGTTTTACTGTGTTGTATAACTCAGCAACTTCAGCAAAGGTATTAAGGTTTGTTGAATGATATCTATATGACATTTAGTTTCTCCTTGTTTAGTTAGTGCGTGACTAACAATTACAGTTCATGTGAATTGATGTGAACACACTTGCCCACATCTGGTTGTGCAGATGCATTGTCGATAATGCACCACAGGGTGGGGCAAGTCCATTGACCCCAAGAGCCACCAAGGTAACCATCAGTAAGAATGATAGTCGCTTGTGGTGACACGTTATGCTCCGCAAGATGTTCTGGGACACACTCGATCGTAGTACCACCACCACCTTCTGGCTTTGTGGATTGAATGAGTTTGTCAACTTCCTGCGTCTCATAAATTTCTTCTTTGCATACCTTGGTATCCCAATACAACATACGCACTTTGTCTGGGTGTACGTTGTCAACGATACCTTTGACCTCTGAAAGAAATGCTTGTAGTTCGTGGTCACCGATACTACCTGACGTGTCAATGGCAATGACAAGTTCACCGACCTTCTCAGATATACCACTAGGCATGTATATACCCTGACCAATGAACCTACGATTGGGTCTGTTCCAAGTCGAGAAGTCCTTACCCTTACAAGTAGTGGTAATGAAATCACGTAGTACTTGTTTCCAATCTATCTTTGCTTTGAGTAGTTCGTCAAAGTCTCGGTCACCACCACTGCCCATCTTACCTGCAATCATAGCACCCTGACGTATCGCTTCATCAATATCTTTGGCAAGGTCTTTCTTTTCTTTCTCACTCATAACCTTGGCATTCTCATGGTCGTGTGTATCGAACCCACCATGCCCCTGTACGGTGGTAGTAGTACCATCACCTGATGACGTGTTTGTAGGTGTACCATCTCCATTGCCTGGTAGGCCCTTTTGCTTGGGTAGACCATTCTTCTTGAGGTCGTGATACACCATTGCAGTATCCCAACCCTCATACTTTTTGTCATAGCAACCGATTGATAGTTCACCTGTCATTGTAGCAAACAAGTCTTTCTCATTCTCAGTGACAAGTTTAGTATTGATAACCATATCCATAGCTACGTTGGCAAGGTGTGGATCGTCTTTGACCAAGTGTTCCCAAACAAATAAGTGTCTGTATAACTTGTGGTAGCACTCATGCAATACGAGGAACCGTAGTTCTGCGTCATTGAGTTTGGTAATAAACTCTCTGCCATACCACTCGTTCCTACCATCAGTGCAAGCCGTTGGTATACCATCTTCGATTGATCTATTACCAATCATAAGTACACTCGCCAATCGCATGTACCTACTGTGACCCATAGCATCGACAACTGCTTTAGACAATCGTTGCTCAGGTGTGAGTTGTTTTCCTATCTGTAACATGTTATCTCCTATTTTTGGTTAGTGTATTACTAACTGCTTTGCCCCATTGTTTCTTGTCCACCTCTACATAGATGTTCAAATTCCAAATAGGATTATGGTTAGTATCTTGACCGAGAACAGATCGCCATTCTGACTTGAAACCATTTGCGTCAAGATGTTTCTCTAGTGCTTCAAGGATCTCACAGATAGCAAACGTTGATCCTTTATCCATCATAACTTGTTTCTTCCTACGAATAGCATAGAGCCTTTCTCGTTGGGTCTGTCTTTTCTTAGTGTCTTTGTGTAACATGTTATCTCCTACTTCTTATCTGCTACGAACATGTAGTTGTTTTCCATAGCCCAATCGGTGAACTTCTTATTCGTCATAACCATAGATCGCTTGGCATACTTCTCTGACCGAACACCATTGGCGAATAGACCTTGTGCTTCCTTGTCAAGACGCACCATGTAATCCATCCATGCATTGATCCAATCCCTTTCCAAGTTGGCAAGAGTACGATAGACCACCATGCATACTGCACTAGCACTCGTAGGTACTTTGGCATTCTTAGGATCGTTCTTGACCTCTTCAAGTTTAGGTAGATCATCTGCAAGTTTGACAAAGGCCATCAAGTCCATTGCCCCGCGTTCACCTATCGTACCCATGAGTAAACCTGTTAACGTGTGGTCATCAAACTGATCCCGTACCTGCAACCAGTCGCTTGCACACTCTAATGATCTAGGTGTAACAAAAGATGTTTGGTTAGATTGTGGGTGGTATATGTGTGGGTTGTCGTCTGGGTTCTTTACATCTTCAAAGGTCTGCAACAAAGATGGATTGTCCTTGATCCAACCAAGTACACTACTATCCCAGTTGTTGTTAATACCATATTCGATAAGCTCCATGTGTTCTGGTTTGCGTACCTTGACCACAGTAATACGATTGAGCCCATGTGGGGGTATGATATCACCAACACCCTCTGCCCCAAGATTAGTAGTTGCAAACAATATACTTTCTGGATGCATAGTATAAGAACCAATCTTTCTTTCATATATCAATCGTAGCATACCATTGAATACGGAAGGGTTTGCCTTACCAATCTCATCAACCATTAGTATGATCGGAGTGTTTGCAAGATGTAACCCAAGTTCTTCGTTGGTTGCAAATGTAACATAGTCGTTACCGTCTACGTCTTTGAGTTTAGGTATCAACAAGTCACCCAAGTCTTTGGTGGTACAATCAAAGTAACAAGCCTTGTGTTCTGGTAACTTGTTATCAAGCATTGTAAGTGTTGCTGATTTACCTGTACCCATGTGACCTTGCATAAGTACAGTTCTTTTATTACCACCTGCAATGATAGCTGATACACATTGGTCGAGTGATAGTTCGTACATATTTATAGCTGAGTTTGCCATTATTCTTCTCCCATACTGATGTTATATTGATTGACATATTCCATTATAATACTTGGCTTGAGTAACTTGTTAGCCATCACATTGTTTAGATGTTGAAAGAACTCTGCCTTCTCCGCGTTCTCCTTTTCTGTTTTTAATAGTTGCTCATTAATAAGAAAATCCTTCTCCTTATCTGTATGAAGTGCGTGTAATCTGTTATGCTCTTCTAGGAATTTCCCTAACTCTGCCTTCTCCGCGTTCTCCTTTTCTGTTTTTTCTGAAAGTTGCATGAACTCTTCAAAGCCCATCAATCTGCTTTTTCTTTTCTGTACCATAATATGTTCTCCTTTTAGTTAGTGTGTGACTAACAGTTTCTATATATCAAGACTAGGTAATGCCTTGATGGCTTCATCTACGGCCTTCTTAGTGTCGAGCCGTAAGATATCGTCTTCACGTAGTGCATCTGGTGTGATGCCACGGAAAGTCTTTTCTAGTTTCTTCTGCATTGTCTTCATTGCAGGATCGTTGGTGAGGTTGAACCCATCAAGTAGATCGACAAGGTCAGTGACGTTAGTGACTATCGTATCACGAAATACTTTCTTGTCTTCGCTCCCTGAATAATCTAGGCGGTCAGACATACGTGATAACACGTCATGCGTTCTTTGCCATGCGTCACCCATCGCTCGTTTGAGTTGGGTATCTGAGAACCGCTTGAACTGTTCTTTGACTTGACGCAAACCCTCGTTGCCAATGTCTACACGAAAGTCACCTTGAGGTACTTCGGTGTAACTCATTCGCCACGCAAATTTAGATTTGATTGTGTCAATGGAGGGGTAGTTGTCTGCTTGAAACAGATCGCCAAGTGTGACCTTGGCTTCTTGGATTGCAAAGTCATAGACACCATAGAAATCGTCACACAGTTGAAAGAAGTGATTTCTGAGTTCTGTCATTTGCTGATTGTATTTAAAATAGTGAACAGTTGGCACAAGACGTAGTCCACTGTCAGACCATGGCAATGTACTACTGCGATGTATGTTGTAACTGTTACCAACGTGTTTATGTATGGCACTGAGTTGAGGACAGTCACCAAGTAACTTCTTATGTACGTTAGCCATACCAACGTGTGCTTTGTTTGCGGTCTCTACGTACTCGCTTGCTGACTTATCAAACTTGCGACCAGTCCACTTAGATATATTGACCTCTACCAACATTGCACTAGTGGAGATAGATATATCATTCTCGTCAGTTAGTATGTCACTAACTGTTTTGTCTTTCTCTGTGTTTGTTTCTTCTGTCATAACGTGTTCTCCTTTGTTTGCTAGACATACTTTTAGATTGTCCTTACAGTATAGCATAGGTGTACTGCTGTGTCAACCAACGTCAACGAACTACAGAAGCGGCTTGTTGGTGTCATAGTATATCATAAGACGTCATACAGTGTAATGTTCCCTATTGTCTTATAGTGTCCTGATAATGTTCCAAATAAGTTATTGATAATAAAGGAATGTTCCAATGTTCCAAACGGAAAGGAATTAAAGGTCGGTTAGTGAATGACTAACTGAAATGGAATAGCAAGAGATGGGGGTCGAATAGTTGTTAAATACTTTTTAAAAAAAGGAACATTATATATATATATATATATACAGTATAAATTCTATGCAGTAGATACAATCGTGTGACACCTTGTGATACCTTTTGCAATTAAAATCAAATGTTACTTTTTGCCCAAAAAAAAGGGAACATTATGGAACATTATGGTAACATTATGGAACATTACACTGAGACGGTCTGCTACAATGAGAACTGGCTTCAAACTTGTTAGTGTGTGACTAACTGTTTTTCAAAACTTTTACCATTTGGGTGGCAAGGGTGGCAAAGGTATGTACGTGGTGACGTGTTAATAGACGGGCAGCCATGGTACGTCTACTACCCAGACGTGTTAAGTCGAAACGCCACACTGCTACTGAGAGAACTGGTATCTTTAGGCACAAAAAAAGGGCGACCCGAAGGTCGCCCCATATATTATTTTAGTTTGATTACCCGTGCTTTTAAAGCTAGGATTTGCTTATCAATATCCATGGTATCAGCATCCAATTTTTCCAAAGCTTTAGCAACATTATCCAGATGTATGATTACTTTCTGCTTTGGTGTCTTTTTCTCTGGGGGTTGCTTAGGCTTCAAAGCATTGAATACTGTGGCAAGCTTCTTATCTCTTTGCTTGTTATAGCTATCAAAGATATGTCGGTCATGAAGCTTATGCTTATTCTTCCGTTGATCCTGTGGGGTATTGAATATCTCAGTCATAAGCCCAGATGGATCACAACTATCAAAGTAAGCTTGCCTGATAGCAATAGCCTCAGCAGGTGATGCCGTACATCCCTCACCTCTGACCTCTAACTCCTCCACAGGTAAATGCTGGGGGTTCTTTACATTCTCGGTAATCTTGAATGTACCATCTTCCAGCTTGACCACATGGGCAAGTTTAGGAGTGCAGAAGTGAAAGGCGGATATCCCAACATCCTTAAACACGTTCGACATATCCTCAAGCATACCTCTTGCTTGCTTACCCTCTTCCTTAGTTTCATCTATCTTGATAGCGTAGCCAATAGCTTCTTTAACTATACCTACGTTATCATCTACGGCATTGACCTTTTGATCTGCCAATGCTCCGTTAGGAAGTTGATGCTCGGTTGGTGTAGTCGTATTTACTTGTTGTGTCATGGTGACACCTCCATTTAGTTGATTTAACAAGAGCATGATTGCGTCTTGATAAGTTAATATAAGCATATATAAACAAGTATAGATATAGTTAGTAAAGCGTTTTAGTTAGTTAATCACTAACTGGACTCACTGTAACCATACCCTACCCCCTACCACCACTTGATATATGTCAGTACCTACATCTCTATATATACTATTTTAGACGAATATTTTCGTTTTGTCTGAGTTGGAGGGGTACACCCTCTATATAGGAAGGCCCCCCCTATAGGAGTCCCAAACTACTTTACAAAAAAATTTTTTTGTCTATATAATATTTTGCGCAGCCTTATAAAAATGAGAGGGAATCGTTTTTAATTCACAGGGTTGCGCACCAACAGTTAACAACCTGCAGGTGTCCATGGCTATTAGAGTAGAACCTGAAATGGGGGTAAAGCTGGAGAACAGTCCTTTACCTATTGATTTAAAAGATCGGGTAGAAGCTGCAGCTAATACAGCAGAAGAGTTAGAAATCCACGGGCTAAGTCTTGAACTTACGCAAGAGGATAAGGATGTTACAGCTAAATTATCTACGGCTTACTCTGGAGACCCAGAGACTACGTCAAAGAAAGTAACAAATAAGAAGTTGTCTACAGTTACCCCCGCATCAATCGTTATGACAAACAACATTTTAAAGGAGTTTGGGCGTTCTGTAGTTGAAAGTTCTAAGCAAATCCGCGATTTGGTCACTAATAAACTGTTGATTGAGAGTGAAAACCCAGATCCAAGGGTGCGTATACGTGCATTAGAGCTTCTGGGTAAGATCTCTGACGTGGGGCTGTTCTCTGAGAAGTCTGAAATAACGGTAACGCACCAGTCTACAGATGATTTACGCGAGAGATTACGTGAAAAACTAACAAAACTGGTAAATCCAGAGGAAGAAATCGAAGATGCAGTCCTAATTGACGGTGAATCTATAGATGTTGACGAAGAATTAGGGTTAAAGGATAAAAATGACGACAACTGAACAGTCTTTTGACTTTTCTGAGTCAGAAATACAGCAAATGTTGGCTAATTTAGACACTTTTGACGCTGATGAGGTGCAAGAGATTGATAAATTGGTCAATGAACTCAATACTCGTAAGAAAAATGAGCAGGCTTACAGTGATTTGATCGCTTTTTGTCAACATATGCAAAAAGATTACATAGCAGGACGGCATCATAGGCTCCTTGCAGGTATGTTAATGGACATAGAACAGGGTAAAAAAGACCGTATCTGTGTTAATATACCCCCTAGACATGGAAAATCTCAGTTAGTGTCTATTATGTTTCCCGCGTGGTTTTTGGGGCGTAACCCGAATAAAAAAGTCATGATGGTCTCTCATACGACTGATTTGGCTGTCGATTTCGGTAGAAAAGTACGTAACTTGATCGCTACTGAAGAATATAAACAAATATTTCCTACTGTTGAGTTAGCTGTTGACTCTAAATCAGCAGGAAGATGGAATACAAACATGGGAGGAGAATATTATGCTTGTGGAATCGGTTCCTCTATCGCTGGTCGTGGCGCTGATCTGTTGCTTGTTGACGATCCTCATTCTGAACAGGATGTTATAAACGGTAACTTTGAAGTTTTTGAAAAGGCATACGACTGGTTCACTTTCGGTGCTAGAACACGCCTTATGCCTGGTGGGCGTGTAGCTATCATACAAACACGTTGGCACATGGATGACCTGACAGGACGTGTTACTAAGGATATGTCAAACAACAAACAGTCGGATCAGTATGAGATCGTAGAGTTCCCCGCGATACTAAAGATAGAGGGTACAGAGACTAAGAAAGAAGTAGAAAAACCACTTTGGCCTGCTTTTTTTGATTTAGAAGCTCTCTATCGTACAAAAGCTTCCATGCCTGTGTTTCAATGGAACGCACAGTACCAACAGCAACCCACTGCTGAAGAAGCCTCGATCATCAAACGGGAGTGGTGGCAGAAATGGAAAGTAGAACGGCCACCGCCCTGTGAATATATTATCATGTCATTGGACGCAGCTGCTGAAACACACAACAGAGCAGACTTTACAGCCTTGACAACATGGGGTGTGTTCTTGAATGAAGATGCAGGAGAGCATCATATCATACTTCTTAACAGTATAAAAAAGCGTTTGGAGTTTCCTGAACTAAAAGCCTTGGCTTTAGAAGAGCATGATGAGTGGGAACCTGATTCGTTTATTGTGGAGAAAAAGAGCGCAGGTACAGCAGTTTACCAAGAAATGCGCAGGATGGGTATTCCTGTACAGGAATATACTCCTCATAGAGGGTCGGGAGATAAATTAGCCCGTTTAAATTCTGTAACGGATATGGTATCATCTGGAATGGTATGGGTTCCAGAAACAAGATGGGCGGAAGAATTGGTAGAAGAAGTTGCAGGATTTCCATTTATGAGTCATGATGACCTTGTGGATTCTATGGTGATGGCTCTTATGCGGTTTAGGCAAGGAGGGTTTATTAGATTGCCAAATGACGAACCAGATGAGATAAGGTATTTTAAACGTAGAGGAAGTGGTTATTACTGATGGCTGGGTTAGACGAACTTTATAAAAGTACAATCGGTAAGATTGATACTCCCGAAGAAAGGTTTGAGCTTACAAAGCCCATAAGAAAACAGTTTGGTAAAATTGACGAAGCTATTGCTAGAGTACCAGGGTTTGGTGAATTTTATGGTAAGTTAGGAAACCTTTTACCTGAAATAGTATCTGCTGCAGATAAGCAAGAGGTATTAGATGCTGGTAAGGATGTAACAGATGACATATTATCTGGGAATATAGACATGGGAACCGCAGGCAGAGGTATGGATCTTACTACAGCTGCGTTATATTCTCTAGTACCTGGTCTAAGCTCCAAAGTAGTAGAGGAGGCGGGAACACCTATAGCTCAGGCAGCGATAGATAAATTGGGGGTTACAGGAGCGAATGTTAAAGATAACCTTGATGAGATAATAGAGGGGATTAATTTTTTTCCCTATTTTAAAAAGAAGTTATATACAGATTTTAAAGATGAAATTACGGAAAGAACTATAGGGCCTGGGTTTCTAAGGGAAAAAGGGGAAATTGGGGACTTAAAACACGGAACTGGGTTTGGGACACCTGAAGAACCTACTTTTGATTATTTTGACAAATCATATATGAGTAGTGGGCAGGGAAGTCAGGCTTTTAGCGATGGACATTATTTTGGTACTTTAGATGATGTTACAGATTTTTATAGGATTCATGGGGTTTTCAAAAAAGCTTATAATGATCCTAAATTTGCAAACGAAGCTTTTGAAAAAGTTGATGGGGTAGATTTTATAGAGGCAGCAAAAAGGTTTGCATCTCACCCTAATAAAAAAATACGAAGGCGAAAAGTAGCTGAGTTTTTAAGTATGCATGGAGATAAGCTTAGAGACGGTTTTGGGGCGGTTAAAGAAGTAACTTCAAAAGCATTAAAAGAAAGAATGGCCCATTGGAATAGTCCTATTACAATACAGAGTAAAGAAATTCAAAGTGCTTTCAGAAAAACTGGTGAGGATCTTAATAAAGTATTTGAAGAAATAAAAGTACTCTTACCTAACCAAGTTGCAAAGATAAATGAAATACAAAAGAAATTGTTTCCCCCTTCTAGAAAAGAAGGAAAAATATTTAAGGTAGGGATGCCTGGGTTTTTTAGTCGCGATGTAGGGCAGATAATTAACAACTGGAAAGACCTCGCTAAAGAATTAGCACTTGATGCTATGCGAACTGGTGGTATTGGTTATAGCGTTACGGGGCGTGTACCCCCGAAGAATGCTAAGGTAGACGCACTTAAAAATAAAATATTTGCACCCTCTTTTATAGAAGATATGTTGGCAAAAAATGGTTTGCACGGTATAAAGCTTAGACCTGGCCAAAATTTTGGGGGTATTTCAGAGGCAGACAAAGATAAATTAAATTATGTTATCTATGACGAGATGCTTGTCAACCCAGATGACTCGTACAAACAACTAGAACTTGATTTTGAGGAAGATTGATGGACTTTCTAGAAAAATTGTTAGGTTTACTTGGTATGGGTAGCCCTGAAATGGGTTATGATACTATTAAAGAACCTGGCACGACCCAGCCACCTCTAGACCGTGAAAAACAGAAAAAGTTAATGGAGGAATTTGGTGATACAGAATTGTTAGCTGACATATACAATGCGCAAAGAACTATGGAACAACCACAAGTAGAACTAGGCGCACGTTACATGGACAAGTATAGATCAGAAGTTCCAGGAGGACTAGCTTCTCTTATGTTTCAACCTGATACTACTGCTTTTGGGAGTGCTGTACCAGCAGGCTCTCCATATAATACATCAGGAGGGAATTACCACCAAGTAATGTTAAGATCTTTGGAAGACCTAGAGGAAGGAGGTTATGATCCAGAAAGAAGAGATCGAACCGTTTTCCATGAATTAAGTCATATAGGCGAATTTATAACAAAAGATCTTATAAGAGCTGGAGTTATACCACCTTCACTAGCTAATGATTATCAAATGATGGGTAAATTTGTAGGTGGACTTGGGGATTCTGATTTAGCTCACACTGCTATACATACAATGGATGACCATTATGGGCGTAATCAAAAGTATGGTAAAATACCTAGAACAATACTTGAACCTGAAGAAAAAAAGAAAGTAAGCAGGACTGTAAAAGATATACAAGCTGAAATAAATGCAGAACAAAAAAGACTTGGGAAAGGGAACTGGAGTAGTAAGTTGACTGAACTAGTCGCGCAAAGAGACGAAGCCAAAGCCTCTCCTACTGGGTCTATAGAAAAAAACCCCGAAGAGTCTATAGAAAAAAGCCCCGAAGAACAAATATTAGACGATATTTTTAATAGACATGTAGGTGCGAGTATGCGAGTTGGATTTGGAAGACATTACCTAGATTCTCCTGTATACACAAAAGAGAGTAACCCCGACAATACTCAAGAAGAGATAGACGCTGCAAATAAAAGAATTAAAAGAATTAATGATTACAAATCAGAACGATATGGGTTTGATGTAACTAATTTTTTGGAAAATAGTGATAAAATGGTAGACATGATGAAAAGGCATACTTTAACTGCTAACGAACTCGCAGAACTGATTATAGAAAACTACCCTTTTGGGTATATAAAGGAGAAAGTTACCGATGGCTATTGAGAAGAGCTTATACCAAGCACCAGAGGGTGTCCCACCAATGCCAGAAGGTGAAGGTCTAGAAATAGATATCGTAGATCCAGAAATGGTCACTTTGAATGATGGAAGTGTAGAGGTTACGATTATACCTGAAGCAGATGTGTCAGGTACAGGTGAGTTTGATGAAAACTTAGCCGATGTAATGGAGGAGAACGATCTCAAAATTCTGGCTTCAGATATTGTTGAGATGGTAGATTCTGACGTGGATAGTCGAAAAGACTGGGCAGACACGTTTGTAAAGGGGCTGGACGTTCTGGGGTTTAAATATGAAGAACGTACCGAACCTTGGGAGGGTGCGTGTGGAGTTTACTCTACAGTGCTTGCGGAGGCTGCTATACGGTTCCAAGCGGAAACAATGAGTGAAACTTTTCCTGCAGCTGGACCTGTTAAGACAAAAATACTTGGTGAAGAAACAAAAGAGAAGGAAGAAGCTGCTGCTCGTGTAAAAGCTGATATGAACTATCAGTTGACAGAGAATATGGTGGAGTACAGGCCAGAGCATGAAAGATTATTGTACAGTTTAGGTCTAGCTGGTTCAGCTTTCAAAAAGGTATACTATGACCCTAACATAGGCAGACAGTGCGCTATGTATATACCCGCTGAAGACGTAATCGTGCCTTATGGAGCTTCTAACATAGAGGCAGCAGAGCGTGTAACGCACATCATGCGAAAAACAAAGAATGAGTTAAAGAAACTGCAAGCTAATGGGTTTTACCGTGATATAGACTTAGGAGACCCACAATCTTTTCATACTGATATAGAAGAAAGAAAAGCAGAAGAAGGGGGTTACTCCCTTACAGATGATGATAGATACGCGTTGTATGAAGTTCACGCAGATCTTGTTATTGATGGGATTGATGAGTCTGATAACGAGATAGCAAAACCTTACGTGGTCACCATAGAACGTGGGTCTAATGAAATATTGGCTATTAGAAGAAACTGGAACCCTGATGATGAGCTGATGTTAAAACGCCAGCATTTCGTACATTATGTATATGTACCAGGGTTTGGTTTTTACGGTCTTGGACTTATTCACATTATAGGAGGATATGCTCGTGCAGGAACTTCAATCATTCGTCAACTTGTTGATGCTGGTACTCTCTCTAATCTCCCAGGGGGCCTTAAATCTCGTGGATTGCGTATTAAAGGAGATGATGCGCCTATTGAACCAGGTGAATGGAAAGATGTAGATGTACCGTCTGGCAGTATTCGTGATAATATTATGGCTCTACCATATAAAGAGCCAAGCCAAACTCTCTTAGCTTTACTAAATCAGATTACGACTGAAGGTAGAAGGTTAGGGGCTATCAGCGATATGAACATATCTGATATGTCAGCTAACGCTCCTGTGGGTACAACTCTTGCCTTGTTAGAGAGAACACTTAAACCCATGGCAGCAGTACAGGCTCGCGTACACTATGCTATGAAACAGGAGTTTAAGTTACTCAAGGCTATTATGACTGAATACGCCCCTGTAGAGTACACATACCAACCACACAGAGGACAAACAAGCGCGAAGCAAGCTGACTACATGATGACAGATGTTATTCCTGTGTCAGACCCAAATAGCTCTACAATGGCGCAAAGAGTGGTACAGTATCAGGCAGTTCTTCAAATGGCACAGCAAGCACCGCAAATATACGACTTACCACAACTACACAGACAGATGATAGAAGTGTTAGGGGTAAAGAACGCAGACAAACTTGTTCCAACAAAAGATGATATAAAACCAACAGATCCTGTCAGTGAGAATATGAACGCTCTTACAGGTAAACCGATGAAAGCTTTTCTTTATCAGGATCACGATGCACATATTGCATCTCATGTATCATTCTTACAAGATCCTACGATGGCTCAAATGATAGGACAGAATCCACAAGCAAAACGTATCATGGCAGCTTTACAATCACATATAGCTGAACATCTTGGATTTAAGTATCGTAAACAGATAGAGATGGAGCTTGGCGCACCTCTACCAGCACCTGGTGAGGAGTTACCAGAAGACATAGAAGTAAGCTTGTCACAGCTAGTAGCCAAAGCAGGAGCGCAGTTACAACAGAAGAATGCAAAAATGGTTGCCCAACAGCAAGCCATGGCAAAAGCGCAAGATCCTGTTGTACAGATGCAACAGCAAGAACTAGGCATTAAACAAGCTGAAGTACAACGTAAAGCTCAGAAAGATGCTGCTGACGCAGCTATTGATAAAGAGAAGGTGGAAATAGAAAAAACTAAAGTAGAGATTGACGCGAAGGAAAAAGGAGTTAAGTTAGCTAAAGAGAAGGTAGAGTCTGATAACAAACTTAACTTAGATATAATAAAAACCATGAAAGGAAAGCAATAATGGCTAAGTCACCTGCATGGCAAAGGAAAGAAGGTAAATCTAAGAGTGGAGGACTTAATGCAAAAGGAGTCGCTTCATATAGAAAAGCTAATCCAGGATCTAAGTTAAAGACAGCGGTTACAACTAAACCTTCAAAGCTAAAGAAAGGTTCTAAAGCAGCAAATAGAAGAAAGTCTTTCTGCGCTAGAATGGAAGGAATGAAGAAAAGGAGAACGAGTGCAAAGACCGCTAAAGATCCGAACTCTAGGATAAATAAGTCTTTGCGGAAATGGAACTGTTAGGAGAGAACATGGTACAAACCGTCTTTGACGTGCTTAAGAGTAAATTAATAGAGGAAAAAAATGGATCAATAGAATTTCTTAGTAGTGGAGGAGCAAAAGACTTCTCTCAATACAAAAGTGTGACTGGTTTTATACGGGGTCTAGAAATCAGTATATCACACATGGAAGACCTCTTGCGCAACCAAATGGAAGATGAAGATGAGTGAAACAAATATAGAGACTGTTAAAATTAACAATGCCGACTTAGAAATGATGACTACAACGGCAAAAACCCAACTTAGCGATGCTGACTTAGAACTACAATTACCCAAACCTGTAGGATACAGGCTGTTAGTAGCCATGCCAGAAGTTGGAGAAACTTTTGATGGTACAAAAGTACTAAAAACTGATTCGCATAAACATAATGAGCATATAATGTCTATTATAGGCGTTGTGCTTGATATGGGTGAAGAAGCTTATAAAGACAAAGAACGTTTTACCACGCCTTGGTGTAAGGTAGGTGATTATGTAATGTTTCGTGCTAATACAGGTACACGATTCAAAGTAGCAGGTGTAGAGTATCGTTTAATGAATGATGATTCTATCGAAGCAGTAGTAGCCGATCCTCGCGGTGTATCGAGAGCAATATAGGAGATAAAGATGGCAATAGAGAAAGTAGAATACAGTTTTCCACATGAAGGCGAAGAGAAAGATATAGAAATTGAATCCTCTTCTGCTGTGGAAATAGATTTAAACCCCAAAAAAGAAGAAGTAAAGGTCGAGGTAGAAGAGCCTAAGAAAGATGAAGTAGAAATCGAAGTTGTTGATGATACTCCAAAGGCTGATAGAAACCGTAAACCTTCTGAACCCCCTGAAGACGTTACAGATGAAGAACTTACTAAGTATTCTGAGCAAGTACAAAAACGTATAAGGCACTTCAGCAAAGGCTATCATGATGAAAGAAGGGCTAAAGAACAGTCTATACGTGAAGGCCAAGAACTAGAACGTCTTACAAAACAGCTTATGCAAGAGAATGATAAGTTAAAGGGCGATTTAAATAAAAATCAAGAAGCCTTGTTAAAACAAGCACAGCAAAGTGTTGATACTGAACTATTGAATGCTAAAGAAGCGTATAAAAAAGCTTATGAAGCAGGAGATACAGATGCTGTTGTAGCAGCTCAAGAAGCCCTTACGCATAACAAGATAAGAGCTGACAAATTAAAAGATATTAAAATACCTCCTTTACAGGAACAAGATTCTGATGTAAAACAGAATGTAGATACGGCTCCTACTGCACCAAAAGTCGATGATAAGGCTTTGCAATGGTCAAAGAAGAATCCTTGGTTTGGTACAGACGATGAGATGACAAGTCTTGCCATGGGAGTCCATGCAAGGTTACACAAACAAGGTGTAGACTTGCAGAGCGATGAATACTACGAGGCAATAAATACTCGTATGCGAGAAGTGTTCCCAAATAAATTTGAGGACGCTAACGAACCAGAGGTCGAAGAGTCGAAAAAGCAGACCAATGTGGTTGCACCCGCAGCGCGGAGCGTAGCACCTAAAAAGATTAGGCTATCGCAAACACAGGTTGCCCTTGCTAAGAAACTTGGAGTACCGCTAGAACTATACGCCCAAAAGGTTGCAGAAGAAATGAGGAAGTCATAATGGTTGAAAATCGAATAAACCGTGAAGCTACAACACGAGAAAAAGTAGTACGTAAAAGAGCATGGACCAGACCAGAAGTTTTACCTTCCCCTGATCCAGAGCCAGGATATGCGTTCCGATGGGTTCGTGTAGCGACACAAGGACAAGTAGATCCAACCAATGTTTCTTCAAAATTACGTGAAGGTTGGGAGCCTGTAAAGGCAAGCGACCATCCAGAAATTACTGTTGTTTCCATTGAAAATGAAAAATTTAGGGACAATGTAGTTATTGGTGGTTTAATGCTTTGTAAAGCCCCACAAGAGCTTGTAAATGAACGTACCGCACATTATCAAGAACAAACGGACGGACAAATACAATCTGTTGACAACAACCTTATGAGAGAAAATGATCCTAGAATGCCATTATTTCATGATCGCAAATCTAAGGTCACTTTTGGAACTGGCAATTAATTTTAGTTATAGGAGACTAAAACATGGCTTGGCCTACAATAGATGCCCCTTACGGGCTAAAACCAGTCAACTTGACTGGTGGTACGCCTTTTGCTGGATCTACTCGACAATTCGCTATCGCTTCTGGTTACAATACAAACATTTTTAATGGTGACGTTGTAAAATTAGTGAACACGGGTTTTCTTGAGAGAGACGCAATAACAACGGCTACTACCAACACAGTTGGCGTATTCCTAGGCTGTACTTATACAGACCCTGGAACTCAACAACTTACCTTTAGACAGTATTATCCTGCTAATACAGCAGCTTCTGATATTAAAGCATACGTCTGTGACGATCCAAATGCTTTATTTAAAGTAGTTTCCTGTACAGCGGGTGGAACAACAGTAACTGCTGTTGGACAAACTGCGTTAGGTAATAATATAAAGCTAGTGAATAATACTGGCTCAACTGTAACTGGTAATTCAACAGTTGCTATGGACTCAGCTGTCAATACAACAAATACTTTCCCAATGCGGATTATTGATGTTGTACATGATACTAAGTTGGCAAATGGCAATTTTGTAGAATTTATTGTGAAGTGGAACTTCGGAATGCACCAGTACGATAAAGCGTTAGGAGTATAGAAAATGGCTATTTCACGCGCCCAACTTCTTAAAGAACTACTCCCTGGCTTGAATGCATTATTCGGTTTAGAGTATGCTAAGTACGGTGAGGAACATGCAGAAATTTTCGAGTCTGAAAGTTCTGATCGTTCTTTTGAAGAAGAGACCAAACTAAGTGGCTTCTCAGCTGCACCTGTCAAAAACGAGGGTTCTGCCATCGAGTATGACAATGCACAAGAAGCATTCACTTCACGCTATAACCATGAGACAGTGGCTATGGGTTTTTCAATCACTGAAGAGGCGATTGAAGATAACTTGTATGATTCTCTATCATCTCGTTATACCAAAGCTCTAGCTCGCGCTATGGCGTACACAAAACAAGTAAAAGCAGCTACAATTCTAAATAATGCTTTTGCTGGAGGCACTACCTACGGAGACGGTAAATCACTTTGTGCTACCGATCACCCACTCGTATCAGGTGGTGTTAACTCAAACGAACCAGCCGTTGCAGCTGATCTTAACGAAACTTCATTAGAAGCAGCTGTTATTCAGATCGCAGGTTGGACAGATGAGAGAGGTCTACTAATAGCTTCTCGACCAAGAAAACTAATAATCCCACCAGCACTACAGTTTATTGCTACAAGATTGTTAGAAACAGAAGGTCGTGTAGGTACAGCAGACAATGATCTCAACGCACTACGTAACAATGGTTCTATACCTGAAGGATACTCTATCAACCATTATCTAACCGATACAGATGCTTGGTTCCTCATGACAGACGTACCTAATGGCCTAAAACACTTTACACGTAGTCCAATGGCAACATCTATGGATGCTGACTTTGATACAGGTAATTCAAGATATAAAGCTAGAGAAAGATACTCTTTTGGTGTATCCGATCCGCTAGGTATCTTTGGCTCACCTGGAGCGTAAAGTCTAAAAATCTTAGGAACTAGAAGGGGTGGTGAAAATCACCCTTTCTTTTTTATTTTTTCTGTCGTATAGTAAATTATCCCTGACAACTACACAGTGTAGTTGACTTAAACGACAGAGGAGATAGATATGGGAACTACTACTTTTTCTGGCCCGATAAAGGCTGGTACAATTAAAGAAACTACGGGTACGACTGTTGGCTCTGATATTAAAAATACAGGTCAAGTTGTTATGGCTCAATCTTTTACAACAGGATCATTAGCAGCTGGCGCATCTGCAGCAAACGTTACAGACGTTGTAATACCAGCAAAATCACAAATCATAGACATTGTTCTTGATGTAGCAACAGCTATTACAAATGCAGCTGCTGTTCTTAGTATTGGCGATACTGTAGGCGGAAACGCAACACTGATTAACCAATTTACTTGTGCAACAGGTGCGGGTAACGCTGGGCGTAAATATCCTGGTTCAGAAGCTGGAGCTGCCTTATCTTGGGCGGAAACTTCAAATACAGCTGATATCCGACTTACTTGGACAACAACAGGTGCTACTCAAGCTGGTGAAATTAGAGCGACTGTTTTGTATCAACAAGCAAGTAACCTCGTAGCGTAGTAGGAGACACATATGGCTCATTTGACATCCACAGGTGACTCCGACATAGAAGCGGTCACTGTAACTGCTACGGGTACGGTCAAACAAGGTCGTACTCGTTTAAAAACATTAGCCCTAAAATCTGCAGGTTCTGGAAGCCCTCAAATTGTATTAAAAGATAGTTCTACAGGGGCGACTCTATTAGATATGTCTTTTAATCAAAGTGATGACTTTTATATGAACCTTCCTGGAGCAGGTATTTTGTTCAAGAATGAATGCCACGTTACATTAACAGCAGTAGATTCTTTTACAGGTTTTTTCGGCTGATGCGTAGATACTATAAAAACGGAGGTAAGATTTGCCCTTCTGGAAAGGCTTGGGCAAAACGAACCTTTGACACTTATCCTTCAGCTTATGCTAACATGGCAGCGTCTAAGTATTGTAAAGACCCCAGTTATGCAAAAGGTAGTAAGAAGAAAAAATAATGGGCCAGCTTAAAGATTGGGTAAACCAGGATTGGGTTAGAATAGGCACTGATGGTAACATCAAAGGTAAGTGCGGTACTTCAAAAGATAAGAAAAACCCTGATAGGTGTCTACCTCGTTCTAAAGCCCAGTCCTTATCTAAAGGCGAAAGGTCTTCGACAGCCAAGAAAAAGAAGAGGGCTGGTTCAAAAGGTAAAACTGTGGTGTCGAATACGCCAAAGGCAAAAGTAAAATTTCGTCATGGTGGATTAGCTAGGAGAAAAAGAAAATGAATAAATCAAATTTCCAAAGACTTATGACTGGTAACGCAAGAGACAAAATGGTTGGCTCTAGAAATATGGCGATGGGGAGAACTAAAGCCCCAAAGACCTTAAAAATACCCTCACCCCAACCAGACATTAAAAAACCAGAAAAGAAAGCTGGTGGCGGTTTAGTACGTGGTATGGGGGCAGCTACAAAAGGTGCTGGGAAAGGACCTTGGGCATGACAGAAGAAGAGAAACAGCTTAGAGAAGAATACTTTGATGGACCTGCATCTGACCAAATGAGTTTAGATCAGTTTTTACTTTCAAAAGGTTTTAACCCTAAAAATAAAGGGGTAGAAAGTAAAAAGTTTGGTGGGGGTTTAGCTAGACGTAAACGTTCCATAGCTAGAGGCTGTGGTAAAGTAATGGAAGGTAGAAGGAAACAAACCTTGTACACATAGAGGATAAATATGGCTACATCAGGAACTACAGCTTTTGACATGGACTTCACAGAGATTGCTGAAGAAGCGTGGGAACGTGCTGGTAGGGAGATGCGTTCAGGTTATGATTTAAGAACTGCCCGCAGATCTATGAATCTGATGACTATTGAGTGGCAGAACAGAGGTTTGAACCTATGGACAATAGATCAGAAAACTCAAGCCCTTACAGCTGGGACTTCTCAATATACATTACTATCTGATACAATAGACTTACTCGATCACGTAATACGCACAAACGCTGGCAATTCTACAACACAATCTGATCTCACCATAAGTCGTATAGGTGTAAGTACTTACGCGTCTATTCCAAACAAGTTATCACAGGGTAGACCTATACAAATATGGATAGAGCGTCTAAGAGATGCTCCTAGAGTAAACTTATGGCCTGTACCAGACAATAATAGTTATACGTTAGTTTACTGGCGTATGCGAAGAGTAGAAGACGCTGGTAGCGGTGTGGAAACAGCAGATATGAATTTTAGGTTTTTACCTTGCTTAGTAGCAGGATTAGCTTACCACATTGCTATGAAAGATCCTGACCTTATAGCTAGAGTACCTATATTAAAACAGGCTTATGATGAACAGTATAGTTTAGCAGCAGGTGAAGATAGGGAGAAAACATCGGAACATTTCGTGCCAAGAGTAAATAGGATATAGGAGATATAATATGGCAGGACCAAAAGATCCAAAAGTTATAGAACGTCCTACTTTTAACGAGTTAGATATTGGTATGTCCGATCCAGACCGTAAAGGTGGGGGTATATTTTACCCAGACGATAAGATGACCCCAAAGGAAGAAGCAGAGTTTCTAAGAATGCATGGTACTGATTTTATTGACAGGGCAGGGCCAAAAGGATTTAGAAAGAAAAAACGTACACTTAAAGGTGGCAGAAGGCAGGGTACAGACGGTATGAAAACAGGTGGTCAAGTTCGTGGAGCAGGTATAGCCCAAAGAGGTGTACGCCCTGTTAAAATGAGGTAGTGAATGACAAATAGGTTTGCATCTAGTGCCAGAGCTATTGCTATATGCGATGTTTGTGGGTTTCAGTACCAGCTAAATGAACTAAGATCGACTACGGTTAGAGGGCGTACAACCAATATTTTAGCTTGTCCTGAGTGTTGGGAGCCAGATCACCCACAAAATGAACTAGGTAGGTTTCCTGTAAGTGATCCACAAGCTATACAAAATCCTAGATCTGACTTTGCAGAACTGGTATCAAGCAGAAATATTCAATGGGGATGGGACCCTGTTGGGGGTGGTAGTGATGAAGCACTTAGTCAACCTAATAATTTAAAAGCTTTAACTTCTGTAGGAGTTGTAACTGTAGTAACAGATACTAGTTTAGATGGTGTTAGTCTTACAGGTGTATCAGCAACGAGTTCAGTCGGTTCAGTAACTATTACAGGCGCAATTCCTTCTTTTGATAGTACAGCAGTTACGTTAGACTCCACAACAGACACATTTGATGAAGGGTAAGAAATGGCAAAACAAGCAGTAGGCATAGGTAGCAGTGCAAATGACGGTACAGGTGATACTTTACGAGCAGGCGCAGATAAAATAAATGATAATTTTAACGAAATTTACGCTGCTCTAGGAAATAGTTCTAGTGTATTGACTGACATAATAGACGCTAATGGTGTCATAGACGTTAGTTCTGGGGCAAACAAAATCGTTTTTTACTACGGGGCTTTAAGTGATCTGCCCAGCGCAAGTACATATCATGGAGCCGTAGCTCATGTTCATGCGACTGGTGGGTTATATTTTGCTCATGGAGGGGCATGGATTAGAGTTAATGATGAGACAACTGGCCCCGTAACTAAATATACCGCAGGAACAAACGGATCATCTGCTTACACGTTTACAGGTCCTGGGGCTACATCTGGTAATAATCCAAACTTTACCTTCTATAAGGGACACACTTATTTAATTGATAATACTTCAAACGTAGGGAGCCATCCCTTGCAGATAAGAACATCTAACGGTGGTTCTGCTTTTACTACGGGTGTTACAGATAATTACAATTCAACTACAGGACTGACACAGTTCATCGTGCCTCACGAACCCTCCGATACATCTTTGGTGTATCAATGTACAAGCCATAGTAGTATGGTTGGAAACATAACAATAGTATAAAACAATGATAAAAATAAAAGCGAGAGATATAAATGGCGTACTTACAAAGCAATATACCCTATTTCAAGGCATGGGTAAGAAGGGAATACACCTGTAATTTTGAAAAATATCATGGAGAATTTTTACACGCAATGGTAGTAGCAGTCACATCAATGCCGAACAGGACTCTCAGTTTCCAAGTTATATTTACTGGGTGTGAGTCAGATAATACGGATGATCCTAACGTACATGGTGGAGCTATGTGGGCTAGAATGCCCCTTACAGCCCTCGTAGCTGATACTCCCTATGATGAGTGGCCTACAGAGTTACCACCATACTTAGCGCAACCTTGGGATTGTATGTCTCATAATCATTCTGTTTATAAAATAGAAAGAGCTTCACCTGCCCCTTGGATAGCTAAAGTTGATGGGGAGTTCTTCCCTGCAAAGTATTATTTTACAGTGGATTACACTGATAGTGAAGTAGCTGATGATCCTGCACAACACAAACAAAGTCATGTACTTGAATTATTAGACGCAGGAGAGTATACTGGTAATATTGTTGCTTTACCCAACAATAGAGTTCGGGTTACACACCCTGCGTGGTTTGAAACAGGTCAAGGCGCACCAGATTTTAAACCAAATCAATATATCTATAATTCTAAAGAAGATATAGACTATATTTGGGATATTGGTCGAGTCTTCAATAACTTATATAAGGAGACAGACAAATGAAGAAAAAAGGTTACATGATGGGCGGTAAAATGAAGAAAGGTATGGCTGCAGGCGGTTTAAAACCAGCACCAAATAAGGGAGCAGCTTCTTTACCTAAAGATGTTCGTAATAATATGGGTTTTATGAGCAAAGGTGGCATGATGAAGAAAAAAAGTTATGCTATGGGCGGAGCTATGAAAAAAGGTTACGCTACGGGCGGTAAGACCAAAGGCGGTACAAAAGGTGGTAAAGTTCGTGGCGCAGGTATAGTTAAAAAAGGTGTAAGACCAGCAAAAATGAGATAACCTATGAATTACGCATCGCTAAAAACTAATATAAAAGAAATAGCTGAACATTCTTTTTCAGATGACCAGCTTGCTTTGTTTACCCAACAGGCTGAACAAAAAATATATAATATAGTTCAATTACCAGCTATTAGAAGGAATGTTGCAGGTACGTTAACTAATGCAAACCAGTATTTAGCCATACCTCCAGATTTTTTATATAGTTATAGTTTATCTGTTACGGACACTGATGGTAACGTTAATTACTTAATACAGAAAGACCAAAATTTTATACGGGAAGCTTATCCTAAATCTGCTACTACAGGGTTCCCCAAGCATTACGCTTATTTTAGCGATGAATATATAATAATAGGCCCTACCCCAAACAGTAATCATACAACAGATCTGCACTATGGGTACTATCCTGAATCCATAGTAACAGCAGGCACTACTCCTTGGCTAGGAGCAGAATTTGATTCCGCATTACTAAACGGAGCTTTAATTGAAGCTGCTCGGTTTATGAAAGCGGAGCCAGATATAGTAACTCTATATGATAAAGAATTTGCTCAATCTATACAGTTACTTAAAAACCTTTCTGATGGCAAGTTAAGGCAAGATGCTTACCGATCAGGGCAATACAGTATAAAACCAAAATAAAGAGGGAACATGTTAACAGGATCTTTATCAATGCCTACTGACTTTCAGGTACAGGTAAATGTAACTAATAATAGGGGGTTTACTCCAGAGGAAGTTGCCAATCAATGTGTTGCTCAGATAGTACAAATCTCTGATACAGCACCCCCTGCAATAAAAGAACAGGCGATAGAATATAAAAACAACTTGGCAAAAATAATAACGCATTATATAAAAGAAGCTATCGGAAGTGATAGAACTACTGTATATAATGCGATAACGGATGCAGGGCATCCTAAACTGGCTGAACTAATAAGGAGACTTTGATATGGCCTTTAATGGGAACTTTTTATCTACCCAATTCAAAATAGATCTGATGAAGGGTACGCATAATTTTACAACTGGGCAACACGCTTTTAAACTAGCTATGTTTACTAATAGTGCTGAACCTACTCAAGGATCTTTTGGTGGGTCTGGGAGTACTATGAATGGTAGTATCACTACGTATTCTGATAACAACCAAGTTACTGGTACAAATTACTCTGCAGGGGGGAACGCGTTAACTAATATAACTCCTACAGCACCTGGGGGAGGTACAACTGCAACAGCTAGTTTTCAACCCCTTACTTTTAGTACTGTTACTATAACAGGCGCAAGAGGAGCTATAATTTACAATACTAACTCGTCTAATAAAGCAGTAGCTATTCTAGATTTTGGAGCAGATAAAGCTGCATCAGCAGGAGATTTTCAAATAGTATTTCCTACTAACAACGCGTCTAACGCAATCATAAGGATTGCATAACACTAGTAGGGTAAAAAAATATGGCACTTGTTGTAAAAGATCGAATTAAAGTTACAGCAGCTGCACCTGGTACTGGGAATGTAACTCTTGGTTCAGCTGAACTTGGGTATCAAACCTTTGCAGCTATTGGAAACAATAATAGTACTTACTATGCTATTCAAGACTTAGCTAATAATCTATGGGAAGTTGGAGAAGGTACATTTACTACTTCAGGTCCTACTTTAGCCAGAAATCAAATCCTTTCTAATTCAGCTGGGAATACTAGTGCTATAAACTTTACTGCTGCTGTAGAAGTCTTTGTTACGACTCCTGCTACTAAATCTGTTCATATGAACCTAACTGATGATTTAGAAATCAATGGCGATGTTACTTTTACATCCGATAATGCCACTGACCAAGTACTTATAAAAAATACAAATACAGGTACAAGTGCAGCTCCCGACTTAGTTCTATGGCGTGATTCTTCACAAGTTGCAAATGCAGATTCTATAGGTAGAATAGACTTTCGTGGTGAAGATGATGGTAGCACTGCTAGAAATTATACGTCTATTGAGTCAAAAATAGTAAATGTAGCAGCTAGTACACCTACTGGAGCTATACATTTTAAAACTCTAAATGCAAGTACCTCAGAAGCAGATGTTCTTATACTAAGTGGCAATACGGCTACTTTTAAGGGTGACGTAACAATCAATCATGGTTCTGGAGCAACAACTGGCGTACTTAATATTGGTAATTCTAATGGTAATGGCACTCTTGCTCAAATAAATATGGGGCATAGTGGTGATCCAGATCACGGTAACATTAGTTACACGGGTTCTATGGTTTTTAAAACTGGTGCGAATGCAACGGCATTAACACTAGATGGCTCTCAAAATTCTACTTTTGCAGGTGGAGTGGATGCAGCTACGTTTTTTCGTGCGCCAAACTTTTACACTGGAGTTGGTTCACAAGGCTTAGTTAATACTAATACAAATGACCTTAAACTTGTTTCTCAATCAGGTGATACTCACATATACATGGATAATGATCTTGCTGTAGAGCTTTATCATAATAACGCTAAGAAACTAGAAACAACATCTTCTGGTGTTACTATTACTGGTGCTGTAACTGCTAACAACATAGTTGCCAGTGGTGCTGCTTCATCCTTCAACTCTGGTGGCACTAACACAGTCGCTACATTTACAAGTACTGACAGTGTAGCAGAAATACAAATGATTGATAATAATGGAGCTGCAGGGATTAGTGCAGAAGGAAATACTTTTCAGGTAAGACCTGCAGGGGGTGTTGCAAAATTAAGTGTAGATGCATCAATGTCTACTTTTGCAACTGATGTAACTATAGGAGGCAATAATCTTGTAGTAGGTGGGAATAACGCCCAACCTATAATAGAATTATTTTATGACCACTCTAATGGAAATGATTACAAAGCAAACATGAGGCTTGCAGGAAATGATCTTGAAATTAGAGGGTCAAATGGTGTTATAGAATTTTTTACAGGTGCAGTTGATGGAGATAGTTCAACTCTAGCAGTAACCATTGATAGTTCAAATCATGCTTATTTTGAGGGTGATGTTCTTATCAATAAACATTTAAGACTAAGAACAACTGACGATCAAGCTACTACATGGATTTTGTATAATCATACTGATGACACTTTCAGAATTGATAATAGTGGGGGCAGTGATGAGTTTATACTTCATCAAAATGGCAATCTAGACATTCTTGGCGATATTCAAGCTGCAGGTATGTATGTTGGAGCAACAAACACAAGCTATGACTTTTACAACAATGGAACTACTTATCTTAATGGTGCTGTAACTGTAGATAATTTTTTAACTGTATCTGGTACTGGTGCAGGAGTTTCTATAGATGGTGGAACATCAAACAATGGTACTGACGCTACTTTATATGTAACTGCTACTAACAATAATGATTGGGGGCTTATTGTAAATAAAAGCAATGGTAGTGCAACTGAATATGGACAAGATATACGTGTATCAGGTGGTGCTAGTTATGCATTTCGTGTAGTTGGAGGTGGTGTAGAAAAATTTAGGATTACTGGAACAGGACAGGTCTATTCACAAAGCTCAATTTATGCAACTCAATTTGTTGATATTGATAGTAGTTCTTATTTAGTTAATCCTGCAAGTGCCTCAAATATGGATGTTATACAATTTGGTGGTCAAGCAAACTGTTCAATTAATCAATATTCAAATGACCTTACCCTACGATCTCACGATGACATGAATTTAAAGTCAAGATGGATCAGAATGTACAGTGGCCCTGGGTCAACAACTAGCACTTCTGGTACAACTGAATACGCTAGAATTTCTGATACTGGAAACTGGTTCACTGGCCCTATGAGTTTTGGTGGAAATAACAGTGGTTCTTCTTTTGGGAGTAACAGTAACCCAGGAACATCTGGGCAAGTTCTAACTTCTCAAGGAAATGCTACCGCACCAACTTGGGCAGATGCAGGAGGATCAGGGTGGGAACACGTTACTACATATGAAGGAGATGGTACTGATTTATATTTTGAAGTTACTGTGGCAAGAGGATATTATTATAAAATTTATTTTTGGGATGTAATGATAAATAATAGTAGTTCAAAAAATTGGAATTTCAGGTTTAACAATTATACTAATGGTTTACAGAAAGACCATAATAATAATTACATAACTGGACATGGTTGGGCTGGTTGGCATTATACTGGGGGCAGTGACCAATCTTCCTATAATGGAAGTGCAGAAAGAGATGCTGATAATAGTTCTGGCTCAACAGGTTGGTATAGTATTAGTGGAATGGGTGATACTGGCAGTGGTTATAGCTCTTCCTATGGTAATATAGAATATTATCAACCTGCAAGACTGGGTAGTAGTGGTGGTACGAATAACCCCATATTTAAAATTGAATTTACTAATAACTACAGAAGAGAATTTGGGATTCAGAGACTTTCAGTTGATGGAACATCAGGGTCTTCAACTGATGCTACTTTTATAAATAAAATTAGAGTAGAAACTCTGCAATACACCAACAGTCAGTTCTATGGTAAATTTAGGATTATGCGATTAAAGGATATATAGGGAATTACAATGACAGAAAAAAGAACACAGACAGGTACAGTTATTGCAGTAGATGGAACAATGACAAAAGTAACTATTGATGAGGACAGTCCTGATTGGGTTGAGCCACCTACAGAAGAACAAATTAAAGAAGCAATAGAAAAAGACAAGGCAACTGTGTGGAGACAGATGCGTAATGAAGCGTTAGAAAAAAGTGACTATGTTGTTTCGGTTGCTAATGAGACTGGAGGTAGTGTTTCTGATGAGTGGAAAACTTATAGACAAACTCTTAGAGACTTACCAACCCATAAAAATTGGCCTAATCTAGAGGATGATGATTTTCCTAATGAACCTGGCAAAAATGAAAAATGGAATAGAGAAAGATTTGGACCGAGGGTATAAATAATTGAGTTACGCAGCTAATCCTTTTTCATCTGCCCCATTTTCAGGTTTAGCTAGAGGGGCAAATATAGATGTAGCCGTTACGGGTATAGAAGCTACTACATCAATAAGCCCGAACTTCTTAACTACTCTTACAGGTATACAAGCTACTAGTCACGTAGGCGAAGTGTCTGGTACAGGTTTTGCTATTATAGAAGCTCCTACTTACTTGATGACAACCTCATTAGGTAATATTTTTGAAACTCTAAACAGCACTCAAGCAACTTCTAATGTGGGTACTCTAACCGTTGTTATTGATGTAGTAGTCAACCTTACAGGAATAGAAGCTACCACTAGTATAAATGGAGTAACTACATCAGGAGATGCCAATGTAACGCTTTCTGCAATGGCAGGGCTTACATCTACACTAGGAAACGTATTTGAGACTCTTACGGGAGTGCAGGGTACTACAGCTATAGGTAGTGGGACTACTGTATCTGGAGACGCAAACTTAACTTTATCTGCCCCTTCAGCACTTACATCTTCTATCGGAGACACTTTTCAAACGTTAAATACTACAAGTGCCATGACTTCTGCTATGGGTACTATTTCTATAAGCATAAGTGTAACCATAACATTATCTGCTATGTCTGCTATGACAAGTTCTACTCACGCGTTAAGCAGTGTAACAGGTAAAGCAAACGTATATCCTACTGGGGCAGAAGCTATAGGTACAGCAGGGCAACTATTTATGTGGTCTGATGTATTACCAAATCAGACTCCTGGATATGTAACTCAACCCCCTGTTGCAATAGCAAATACTTTTAACCCAGTAACTCCTAGTCAAACACCAAATTGGATTAATGAATTAGAAGCAGCATAAATATTCTAGATAATTTTGTTTATTTAGTATAGTATCTAGACACAAAGGAACACGATATGAGTACATATGATAATGCTTTAAGATTGGAAGAGATAGGTACAGGTGAAAGATCTGGTACTTGGGGTACAGCTACGAATACTAACTTATCTCTATTGGGAAAGGCTTTAGGAAGACGAACTAAGGCAATCGGTAACGCTGCAACTGTTACTTTAACCATGCCTGATGCAACTGATACAAATGGGGAAACAAGAGCTATGTTTCTTGACCTTACTGGAGGAGGACAAGCCTGTATAGTTACTTTAGCCCCAGATAGCGTTAGTAAAGTCTGGATTATAAAAAATTCTACTTCTTACGCCTTAACTATTAAACAAGGTTCAGGAGGGGGGGCTTCAGTTGCTATCCCTGCTTCTAGTGTAAAAGTAGTGGCAACTGACGGTGGTGGTGCGGGTGCGATTGTTTATGATGTGTTAAATACTGTAACTCTTACTCCTAAAACAGTTACTGCTTCTGGAAGTGTTACAGGTGGAAAAATAGAAGCTACTGGTGCTACCGCAGCTGACGATAACGCAGCAATGGGGTATACATCTGCACAAGGTCTAATTCTTACAGGTCAAGGATCTGATAACGATGTAACTATAAAAAATGATGAAGGTAACGAAGTATTAAAAGTACTTACAGGTCAAACTGATATAACTGTTTTAGGAACTGTTAAACCTCTTGGAGACACGTCATCAGGCGATATAGCTGCTATGGGTTATACAAGTGATGAAGGATTAATTCTCACAGGGCAAGGAGCTGTTAATGATGTAACAATAAAGAACGATGCAGATGCTATTGTTATGGCAGTGCCTACAGGCGGTACAGCAACTACATTTACGGGCAGTGTTAAACCGTTAACTTACCAAGAAACTAGACCTGCCCCTGACACAACGGTTACAGGTACAAAAACCATTGACCTATCAACTGGTAACGTGTTTGAACATACTCTTACAGGTAACGTAACTTACACATTCTCTAACCCACCTGCCAGTGGCACAGCTTACGGATTTACATTAAAAATTACTCAAGGTTCAGGAGGAAGTAAATTACCTACATGGCCTGGTTCTGTTGACTGGCCTTTAGGGGCTACCCCTTCACTTTCTACAACTGCAGGTGAAGTAGACGTGTTTACCTTTTTTACCACTGACGGGGGTACAACATACTATGGGTTTACAGCAGGTAAAAGACTAGGCTAATGAGTACTTTATCACAAAAAATCTTAATGGCTGCAGCGGGCGGGTCTGAACTACAGCCAGATATAGAAGATGTTTTTGCCTTAGATGCGTATGGTGGAAACTATGCTTCTAGTTCAGCAGGTTCTGATAGAACAATACCTAACGGTATACGTATGTTAGACTACGGAGGTATGGTATGGATACGATCTGGCGGAACTCTTTATTATGACCATAGTTCTCAACCTGAATGTTGGTTTGATACAGAACGTGGGGCAGATAAAGCTTTATATGTAAGTGAAAATAACTACGCCCAACAAACTTTAGCAAACTCCATAGACTTTAGTAATAGTGGTATTTTGGTAGGTCAGCCAGCAGGAGACCCTAGTTATGGTAATTATCCCCAAGATGCGAGTGGTAATTATGTAGATTTTAATCATGGGGCTGCTAGGGCTTATAACACCACCAGAAGAAACTACAATATGTATACTTTCAGGAGACATCCTAAATTTTTCGATATTAGAACAGTAAATCATAATAATTCTTCTCCTACAACGGTTACATTAGATCTAGAAAACCCAGGGTTTGTTGTAGTTAAATCTTATGATCTCTCCTCAAGTGTAGATTCTTGGTGTTGGCATAGGGGATTTGCAGCAGGCAAGTTGGCAAAATTAAATACAAATAACTTTCCTTTTACTAGCACTGTTATTTCAGTTAGTAATAATACGGTAACACTTAGTACAGCACTTGCCACAGGTAACTACGTAATATCAGCTTGGAATCATGACACCTCTTCTACAGGGCTTGTTCAATGTTTTAGTTTAGCTACCAACAGTGGTACTTGGCCTTCAGGAACACACCCTTACCAAGATCTTGGATGGATGCCTCAATGGGTTTTAACTAAAAGAAATGATTCAACTACTGAGAATTGGTTTTTACAAGACCAACAACTAGGTTTTGGGAGAGGTGGTAGGAGCTGGGCAGTTGATAGAGGTTTTGCTGGAACAACGGATAGTACTTCTAAATTAGATTTTTTTAACGGAGGAAAAAAACTTTACCACGAGCATTATTACCCAATAGTAGGAGTTGCTATTAGGAAAGGTCCAATGAAGACCCCAACAGCGGGAACTCAAGTTTATTATGGGCAAAAATCAAATTTAGCAGATACATCCTTGGATACTTGGAGTGAGTGGTTGACAAGTTTCTTTACTGGATGGCCTGTAGACTGGGCTATAAGTAGAAGTAATTTTAGCCTAACAACTGGTACAGGCGGTCAGAATATGTTCCTGTATAGATTTTGTAGGGGGTCCCAAGGTGAAACTAGAGGCTATCTTGTCAACCAGTTAGATGAAACTAGGGATTTAGGTGATATATCTAACCGTACAATATACTCTCCAACAGGACTAGATGGAGGTACGGGTGCTAGTGGATATGCTAATTATGGAGTAAATTTTATAAATTGGATGTTTCGCACATACCCAGAAACATTAGATGTTACATATTATAGAGGTGATGCGACTAACACTCGTAATGTAGAACATAATTTAGGAGTTGCTCCTGAAGCAATTATTTTTCAAGCACTTGAAGCAAATGATTCTAATAAAAGGATGGTAGGGTTTTATAGTAATTGGCTTAAAGACAATAGTAAAGTAGTTTCTTTGAATGGTTTACCTGGTAATAGTGGAGCTTCTTGGGCAGATGATTTATCTTGGGGGTCGTACCCTGCTCCAACTTCTTCTGTGTTTACTGTTGGAAGTGATTGGAATAACCAATTATGTTTTGCAGGCGACCTTTCAAGCGGTGCAATAGGATTAGCTAATAATGCTGGACAAAATGTTACTGCAATAGACTACGCAGCTATATGTTTTGCTACGAAAGCAGGAGTTAGTAAGGTAGGCAGTATTACGCATACAAATGGCAATGCTTCTAATGTAGACTGTGGATTTTCAAGTGGTGCAAGGTATGTTTTAATGAGGGATGGAAGTAGGGCTGGCACTATTTCAAATGTACAGTGGTATATGTTTAGTTCGGTACAAGGCATAACAACAGGTAGCGATGACTATCTTGCTATTAATTACGATCATGCGGGGTCGTCATCAAATGGTCAGTCAGGACTCATACAACCTTATAGTAGTGGGTTTAAAATAGTTAGCACCGCTGCAACTTGTACATATATATTTATAGCTTTTTCATAGGAGTCGATATGGCAGAATATTATCATGAAACAAATAAAGTCACTAAAACATGGAGTGGTATTAAAGCAGATAACCCTAATACGTCTTTTCCTACTGTACCTACAGCTGTGATTATAGAGAATTTGGGGTACAAAGCTATATTTGAAACTCCTGCTCCTGCACCTTCTGCAATTACTAAGGTAGTATCTAAAGATGGTATAGAGAAAAATTCAAATGGCGATTGGGTTGTTAAATGGAAAGAAGAAGATAGGTATAGTGGTACAGATAAAGCTACTAAAGATGCTGAATACCAAACTCAAATAGATACTATAAAAGCAGATACAAACAGGGCAATAAGAAATAATCTTTTAACAGAAACAGATTTCTATGCCTTATCAGATGTTACAATGTCTGATACTATGAAAACTTATAGGCAAGCTTTACGTGATTTGCCTACCCACAGTAATTGGCCCAATCTGGAAAACAGTGATTGGCCTACAAAACCTAGTTAGGTAAGGAATGAAATTGGATCAATTAAGAACAGAATTTGAAGTACATAAAGCTGTTAGTGAAGAACGGTGGGTTGTTATACTAGGCCGTGTCAAAAGACTAGAAATGATACTTATAGGAGCGAGTGGTACAACAATAGTGTTATTAATCTCGCTAGTAATTAAGGCATGATGTATGGTGTTAGGAGATATAGTAACTGGTATCAACCTTGTCAGGCAGAGTGTAGACTTTATAAAATCAACTATCAGCACCGCAAGGGATGTAAACGATATAGTAGGTGCGATAGATGATTTACTTGATGGAGAGCAAGAGATTAATGCAAGAAGAGCTAAGAAAGACGGAGTAAACTTAAAAGATCAACTAGGAATAAAGAGTGTTGCCCATGAAGTTATTGATGCAAAAATTGCTGCAGAGCAGCGTTATGAAATGTCGGTTCTTATTGACCAACGTTTTGGACATGGTACGTTTAAGTCTATCGTGGATTTACGTGCTAAACGTATTCAAGAGGCCAAAGAGCAAGCAAAAGCAGAAGCGAAAGCGAGGAAGGCCAAGCAAGAAGAAATAATGGAAGTAGTAGCAATAGGAATAGGTTTATTACTTGTAGCAGGATTAGCCGTAACCGTATTTGGTGCATTTTTATTGAACGCAATGGAACGTGGCAGTCCTAGTTTTAGAGAGTGGTACAATGGAGATTGAAGATTTAATACTTATAGCAATTGTACTAGCAGCTATGTATTGGACTGTATTTTTCCCACCAAAATGGTTATTTATAAAGTAGGTGTATTATGGCACAGAAAAAGTTAGAAAAAGACAGTGTCTGGGCAAAAGCAGATGCAAATGGTGATGGTGTAGTTAGCGATAAAGAATTAGAAATTAGGGAACGTATGGTTCTCTTGGAGAATAGAGATAAAAAGGAAGACCAACAACGCTGGCTTGTATGGTTCTCTGCACTAACAGTTACAGTTTTTATTATTGTACTAATGACCCCCCTTATACCCATAGACCGAATTGACCATTTGAGTGGAATTGCTGAAATTTGGATATTATCGAATATGGGGATAATTGGCAGTTTTATTGGGTTTAATCAATTAGCAAGAAGAGGAAGCAAGGGGGAGAATTTTGAGCTTACTAAGTAGTCTTATACAACCAGTATCGCAGATACTAGACAAAGCAATACCTGACCAAGATCTAAAAAGAAGATTGGCTCAAGAACTTGCAACAATGTCCGAAAAACACGCACAGCAGCTGGCCCTCGCCCAAATTGAGGTTAATGCAGCAGAAGCTGCAAGTGGAAGCATTTTTAAAGGTGGCTGGCGTCCTTTCGTTGGTTGGGTCTGCGGGGTTGCTTTTTGCTACCATTTTATTTTGCAGCCTGTTATTATTTTTATAGTTGCATTAACTGGTGCAGATATACCTGATTTGCCAAAATTTGACATGGGTACACTTCTTACGGTTTTGGGCGGAATGCTGGGAATCGGTGGATTGAGAACGTATGAAAAGCAGAAAGGATTAACAAAATGAGTTTTAAACTAAGCCAAAGATCTTTAGACCGTCTTAAAGGTGTACATCCTGACTTGATATACTGTGTTAAAGATGCCATAAAACTTTCAAAAATTGACTTCGGTGTGATTTGTGGGATGAGAACGGAAGCAGAACAACGCGAGCTTGTAGATAAAGGCGCGAGCCAGACAATGTCGAGCAAACACCTTACAGGTCATGCAGTTGATCTCATGGCTTATGTTGGGTCGAGGGGGTCTTGGGAGTTGAATCTTTATGATGATATTGCTGATGCTATGGCTCAAGCTGCTAAGAATAATAATGTAACTATTAGATGGGGCGCAGCCTGGAGTGTAGACGACATACGCCAATGGGACGGTACGATGGAAGATGCTATGAACTCATATATTGACCTAAGACGTAGTCAAGGCCGAAGACCTTTTATAGATGGACCTCATTTTGAAATTATAGAGTAACATGTTACCATGCCTTATAAAAAGATAGTTTTCAAACCTGGAATAGATAGAGAAAATACCATGTATGCTTCCGAAGGCGGGTGGTATGATGGATATAATGTACGTTTTAGAAAAGGTTTTCCTGAAAAAATAGGTGGTTGGGAACGCATATCTGAAAAGTACTTTCTTGGTGCTTGTAGATCTCTATCTAACTGGACTACCTTGGGGGGTTTAAAGCTTATTGGTGTAGGAACCCAAATGAAATTCTACATCGAAATGGGGGGTAAATATTATGATGTTACCCCTATTAGAGCTACTACAAGTGCGGGAGATGTAACGTTTTCTGCAACAAATAGTTCTGAAATAATAACTGTTACCGATACAGCCCATGGAGCTACAGTTTATGATTTTGTTACTTTTAGTGATGCAGCCTCTCTGGGAGGAAACATTACGGCTGCTGTTCTTAATCAAGAATATCAAATTCATGAAGTCGTAAATTCTAATTCATACAAAATAAAAGCAAGAACTGTATCTGCTATAGGAGATATTACAACTGCAGGGGGTAATATTGACGGAACTGCTGTATCCGCTACTGGCTCAGATTCTGGTAATGGGGGTAGTTCTACAGTTGGAACATACCAATTAAATATCGGTGCAGATAATGCGCAAGCTATTAATGGTTGGAGTGCAGGTACATGGGGAGAAGATGCTTGGGGGCATTCAAGCCTATCAACAGATATTAGTGCTATACGCATATGGTCACAATCTAATTTTGGGGAAGATTTAATTTTTGGATTTAAAGGCGGAGTTTTATATTACTGGGATGCAAGTAATGGTGTAAATGACGCAAATCGTGGTGTTCTATTATCTTCTAGACCTGCAGCTTCTAATACTCCAGTTAAACAAAACTTATCGTTAGTGTCTGACAACAGGTTTGTTTTTTGTTTTGGTGTAAACCCGTTAGGCAGTGTAACTTTAGACCCAATGCTTGTTCGTTGGTCAGACCAAGAAGGTCCTGCCAACTGGACTCCTTCTGCAGAAAACCAAGCTGGTTCGTTACCTTTAGCAAGAGGTTCTGAAATTGTAGCTGCTCTACAAGGTAGACAAGAAATATTAGTTTGGACAGACTCTTCTTTATACGCTTTTTCTTATATAGGAGGGCAAGCTGTATGGGGGCAACAATTAGTTGGTGACAATATATCAATTATTTCACAAAATGCGGTTGTTTATGCATCAGGTATAGCTTTTTGGATGGGTAAAGATCAGTTTTACATCTATGACGGTACAGTAAAACCTCTTCCTTGTAAGGTAAAAAAATATGTATTCGCAGGGGTAGATAGAGATCAAACTCCACAGATAAATGCGGGTACAAACGAAGCCTTTAATGAAGTATGGTGGTTTTATAATGGCAGATATGTAATTTATAACTATGTAGATGATATATGGTATTATGGTAGCTTTTTTAGAACTGCTTGGGTTGATTCTGGTATACAAGACTATCCAATCAGTGCTTACGTCACAGGTGGTACGGGTAATAGTGGTACTACAGCAGGCAGGCTTTTATTTCATGAAAAAGGTATTGATGATAAATCTACCTCTACTTCCTCTTCTATAAATGCAGGAATTACCTCATCTTTCTTTGATTTAGACGATGGCGATAGATTTATGTTTGTAGATAAACTACTACCTGATATCTTGTTTTCTGGTTCTGACTGGACACAAACTCCAAAACTAACCTTTGAGTTTATTACTTTTGCTAATTCAGGTTCAGGTGTAACTCCACAACCTCCTTCTGTAGGAGGAGAAGACTTCTCAGAAACTCAAGGTGGAAATACTACAACTTATCCCCAACAAAAAGGTTACAAACAAGAAATATCAGCTACATATCCCCCTACTCTTTATGGGTTGTATGAAAACTATACACAAGAACTAGATTTACGTTTTAGAGGCAGGCAAGTATTATTTAAAGTTACCTCTAGTGACGTAGGTACTCAATGGCAAGTAGGCGCACAAAGAATTAGGATGCGACCAGACGGGAGACGGTAATGCCAGAATCAGATGTTGACATAAATTTTAAAGCCCCAGTTTTACCTTTACCCCCAAAAGAGTATAGTACTATGTCTCAAAGTAACTTGAATAACATACTACGTATTTACTTTAGTCAGGTAGACGATGCGTTAAGAAAGACTACATTAAAAGAACAAGCAGAAGCAACAGCGTGGTTTTTAGGGTAAATGGCAAATAATTATAAAAGTGCAAAGGCCGATCTATCTAATACAAACAATACAACAGTATACACTTGTCCTACTGGGGCTACTGCTATCGTCAAATCTATATTAGTTACAGAAGATGCAAATACAGGAGCAAACATATCAATAACTATAACAACTAGTGGGTCTGCTGTTTTTAATCTTTTTAAGACTAAAGCGATAGCAGGAAATGCAACTGTAGAGTTACTAACATCACCTATTGTGTTAGAAGCAGGTGATATACTAAAAACCCAAGCAAGTGCAGGTAATTTATTGCATGTAATAGTAAGTATATTAGAGGTAAGTTAGCATGAAAAGTGAAGTAGATAGTTCACAAAAAAAGTTATCTTACCCTGTAATATTTAGTCATGCTATTGTTGCAAAAGCGGAAAAAGAAGGTGATAGCAAAGAAGAGGTAACTAAATCATTCTTAGTTTTAGACGGTTTTTTATCTCAACCAGATGTAAAAACATACCAAAACAACAATACTGTGTTTGTTGTTAAAACTAATCAAGATACAAAAACATCTATGGTTATACCCTTCAATGCAGATACTAAGGCAAATTATATAAACAATATTATTAATGCTGTTAAAAAATTAGAACAAGAAGGCATAGAAAAAATAGTATTCTCAAAAATACAACAGGATATGATAGATGTTTTTTCTGCTGTAAAAGAACAACTAGGTTCAAACATGAGAATAATGAAGATAAAAGACAATCTACTGTGTATTATTGACTTCTCTGCAGAAGGTAGTGTGTAATGGCTTTTATAGATTTTGGTGACTTTTTACCGTCAATTAGAGATGTAATTGAAGACATTCCAAGTTCTGTAACAGATATATTAGAAGATACTGAAGATTCTTTAAATACAGTAGCAAGTTCTATTTCTGATGTATTTGATGCTATTTTAGATAAACCAGTCCAGTTCGTTCTCCAAGTAGGCACTAGTATACTTGCTCCTCATTTGTCACCCTTTGTTAATGCTGGAGTAGCAGCAGCAAATGGTGCTAGTGGCGGGGAAATACTTAAAGCAGCTTTAATTAGTGCTGCGTCTAATAAAATTGGGGCAACTGCTACTAATATATCTAATAACGTGCTAGAAGAAATAAATTTTAACCCCACATATGCAGAATCATTTTCAAACATACTAGGAAATACTGTAAAGAAAGTAGGTAAAGGAGCTGATTCTGGTTTTGCTGCATTATCAAGCCTTATAACAGAGCTACAAAACCCTATAAAAGATTTTACTGGGCAAGTTCTGCAAGACTTTGAAGGTATACAATCTGTTGTAAACAAAGCAGTAGATCAGTTTGGAAACGCTAAAAATATAACAGAAGCTGCAGCTAATGTTATAGCCGAAGACTTGGCCAGAACTTTTTCGGATACGACAACTAAATATTTAGGAGAAGGATTTGGGCCAAACGTTGAATTAGCTGTTTTTGAAGCTATTGAGGCGGGAGTTAAAGGTGAAAATGTACAGGATGCGTACTACGCTAGTTTAAACAAAAGTGCAACTAATGACTTAGCAAAATTAGCTAAAGACCCTGTTGAAAAAGTTGTTGATGGTGTTCTAGGTGAGTTTGGCGTTATAGAAAAGAAAGATGGTACGTTAGTTGCTCCTAACAATGTTATTGTAAATAAAGATGGGAATGCTGTAACTAAAGATGGAAAAGTTCAAACATGGGATGGGTTTGCAGGGTTTCAAACATTAAAAAATGGAGAGAGCATTTATGTATTTGATGATGGATCTTCTATAAGCACAGGTTTTAAAAATAACCAAGACTTTGTACAGGCAGGTGTAGATTTAGGGTCTTATCAAAGTGTAGATCAGTTTCAAGCTGATACCGTTAGAAAACTTTCAGATGGCTATAGCGTAAAAGACAAATTTTACCCCAAATTAGAAAACCTTTTAGGCAATGTAAAAATAAATGCAGCTACTGATACTCGTACATTTACAGATCCTTACTCCGCTGAAATTGAACAAACTCCTCTGAATTTTAAATTATTATCCGCAATAGAAAGTAAAGGAGGTTCTGGGCTAGATATACCTTATGGTATGCCAAGAAGTAACTACCAAGGAGGATTATACAAATTAGGAGAAGAGGTAGACGCAGACCTTGTAAGAAAAATAATAAAACATAACGCGGAAAACCCAGATAACTTAATATTTCCTGAACCTGGTGGGGGTATAAGTAGAAAAGTACAGTCTTTACGCATACCCTCTTTCATAACTGTATCTGATCCAATTACTTTTGAAGAAGGAGTTCCAATAGGAGAAGGTCAATTAAAAGCAATAAAAGAACATAATAAAACAGCTCCACCAGATTTACAGATAGATATACCTCTTTCTAGTGAAGAAACTCTTACAGCTGATGATATTGCTAAGTTAATGTTCGGAAAAAAACTAACTTTAGATAATATTACATCTTTAGATAAAATAGATTTGTCTACTATGAATGTAACAGATTTAACTAGATATGGAGAAAACATCTTTAAAAATAGCCCTGCTGAAGAACAAGTTAAGGCTGGTCAAAACATGAACACTGGAGAGGCGTTTCCTGGTGCAATTCCAATAGGTATTCCTAAAGGAGGAGTAGTTAAGACAGGAGCAAAAATCTTAGCAAAGACAGGTGTTTTAGGGGGAGAAGCTTACGCGGTTGATATTATTAATATGTTAACTCAAACAGCTACTGATAACCCTAACGCATACCTTAAAAAGTTAACTAGTGGGGGTTTTGAATCCCTCCCTCTTTCTGTTGTTAAAGGTATAGCCGAGTTACGTGACCAAGGCATACAAACAATATTTCCTACTCAAAAATCAGATAAAGAACTAACAATGGAGTTTTTAGATAAAGAAGTATTTAAACCTAATAAAGGGTATAGAGGACTTGTTGAACTTACCCAAGAAAAAATGGATGAAATTTCTGCATCTTATTCCCCAGAAGATGCCCAAGTATTTAAAGATAATGTATCAAGTGGGGATATTGTGTTTGAAAAATATGGACCCGCAGCTTGGCAAATTAGACCTGTAAACGTAGCTGATGTTAGTTTAGGAAAAGATCCAAGTATATATGGTACAAGTTTAAGCGCTACAGGGGGTATTGTAGATACTGTTGTTGATGTAGGGTTAGCATCTTTGGGTCCACTTGGTTTTGCACTATCTGCAGGATTGAATATAGCTGAAGCAGCAGGAGGGGCAGCTTTAGAAATAGAACAACAAGTAGTTCAACAACTTGCTGAGATGGAAAAAACTGGGAAATATACAGACGAATATAAAAGGTTACTTTCAAAAAATGGAAACAATCATTTAAGAACTCGCGCAGAAATGATGGCTAACGCAAAAATAGCTATACTGCCCGCAGGTGTATGGGGTTCTTTAGGAGATATGGGGGTAGCTAGATTAATACTTAAACCTGTTAGTATAGCAGGTAGCAAGTTTTTAAGTTCTACAGCAGGTTTTGCTGGAGCAGTTTTATCTGAGTTTGCTTCTGGAGTTGGGGAGCAAGTGTTGGCTAATTCAGGAGTAGATTATGGTATTCAAGGAGCTATTACAGAATTTATAGGTCGAAAAGGTGTTCAAGGAGGATTTGAAGAAGTAAAAGAAGCAGGATCAGGCGTTGCTGCATCAGCTGCTAGTCCATATGTTACTGAAATTTCTAAAGGGCTTACCCCTGAAACAAAAAAAATATTAGGAGTAGAAGATAGTATTTATAATTATGATACTATTCCAGCAGATAAACCTGTTGTTTATAACCCAAGTCAAGCAGCTGCTCAAGATGAAATAAATATGATACTTATGCAAGATGGAGCAGTTAGTCTGGATGATGCGCAACGTATAGCAGATGAGTATTTAGGAGGATCTATAGTTAAAACACAAGATCTTATAGATACAAGTGTAGATGATCCAAATGTATATGTATCTAGATTTGAAAATCTTAATAAACAGTATGATGGGTTTATACCTGCTAAAGAAGCTAAAGCCTATACAGATGATTTTGGTATATCATTTCAAATGTATAATGATATAGCTACCGCACTTAATGTAGATAAGATGAGTGTAGAAGATTATGTAAAAACAAACTATGAAAAAACTGTAGCAGATATAAAAACGCCATCTCAAACAGATACTACAACTATATCTCCAACTTTAAACGTGTTTGGACCAACTGATACACAGGCTCAGACTCAAGCAAATAATCAAGTATCTTCAACTGTTAATGTTGACATGGTAGGGCAAACGGGCGATACTCAAACCCAAACAGATACGCAGGCGCAGACTCAAACGCAAACGCAGACGCAAAACCAAACACAGACACAAAGTATGCAAGAAGTTTTAAATAACATATCTACAAAACAAAACCAAGTACAACAGCCAATGGGTGCGTCACGGCTTGTTAAAGAAACAGTACCCCCACCTGTTGATATTGATTATATCTATGATTTTGAAAGTATATTTGCTACTCCAGAACAAGAAGCAAAGTTTATAAACCCTTTAACAGGCATACCAGACGTTTCAAATAGAGAAAAAGGTGTATATGAAGATATAGTAAACCCTAAAAATGAGAAAGACGAAGAAGAGGAAGATTAATGCTTAATGATCTAATCGAATTTCTGTTTTATAAACCAGGAGATAAAAAAGAATTAGACACGCAAAAAGTAGCGGGTCTTCTAGGTTTAGGTGTTGGCCTGTCGGGCGGGTTTGAACCTTATAGACCTAAAGTAGGTTACCAAGGTAGTATACCTAATTACACTGCTGTAAGAGAACCTGTTAACATACCCTATTCACCAAATAGAAGACCAGGAAGTGGTGGCAGACGTTATTTCTCTGACTTAAGTTACGTTCCAGAAGGTGGGGATATGGAATCGGCACAGTTAGGAGCTAGTCAACAAGCTACTGATTTGGGTTTACAAAATCTGCAAAATTTTAATTCCTACCCGCCTTTCGCATTAGATGCTATTAAGAAAAGTGCTGAAGGAGTCACAGCAGAAGAAACGGAAAAGTTTGATATGGGGCCATATAAGTTGGCCGAAACTAAACCAATTCCAGGTGTAGATGATGCAATATCTTCAGGTATTATTGGTCTTTCTGGACAAAAAGGGTTAGCTAGTGGTGGTATTGCAGGCTACAAACATGGAGGTTTTCATTTAACCGACCCCAGTACATACATGCCTTCACTAAAAAAAGCGGGACAGAGTATTACAGATGGTATCGCTGGTGTATTTGGTGATAACGAGTTTGTAGGTGCTACAGAATACACATACCCTGGAGGAGTAACTTTATCTGCACCTCAAGACAAACCAGATAATGAAAATGAGTCTTATACAAAATATACAGATGCATATGGTACAGGAGACTTAGCAAAAACTGGGGGCTATGGTAATATTTTAGATCCTTCTACGTTTAGTATGAAAAACCTCAAAGAAGGATTTACGAAAGTAGGAGACGCAGACCAAAGAGCTGCCTATGAAGCTTTAACTTTTGATGACAAACAAAGAATAATGGGAACGTATCAAAGAGATCCTTTTGGTGGAGACAAAGACCCAGATCCAGTAGCAGGCACTCCAGGTGGAGCAAGACCTAATATTGCGGGTATGACTCCAGAACAAGCCCAAGCTTATATTAAAACTATGGGTCCGACTACTAAAGGTTATACAGGGGATTATTCAGACTTAGATACTTTTAAAAATTATACTTTTGGTGATCCTAATTTTACCTTTGATGATTTTAAAAAGGCAGCGGAGATTGCTGGGTATGGTAAAAAAGATCAATTAGCTTCTGATACTAATGTTGTTTCTGGTGCAGGCGAAGGAACTTACAGACAAACAGGAAGTAGTTCAGCTACACAATCAATACCTTCTAATATGCCAGCATCTGTGTCTGCGCTAGGTTTAAATTTAGACGCGGATAATATTGGTAGTTATACTTCACTTTCAAATGAGTACGCATCTTTAAGCCCGAAGAAACAAGCAGAAGCTATTGATAATTTTAGTAAAATTGCTGATGGTACTATCCAAGCTAGTATTTCTCCTCAAATGGCAGCTAATACAAGAGCTTATTTACAACAATTATCTGCTATGAAAAAAGATCAATTAAACAAATTTTTAGCTGATATAAAAGCATATGGTGATTTACTGGGTGTTGGAGGGCAACAAGGTATAGGCATGAATGTGGGGGGTCTATTAAAAAGTTCTGAAGATGGTATGACAGATACACTACCCGCACAAGTTGGGCCTGATCCTGTGATGTTGTCAGGAGGAGAGTATATTATGGATGCAGAAATAGTCTCAATGTTAGGAAATGGTAACACTGATGCAGGTGCAAAAGTATTAGATGACTTTAGAGAAAATGTTAGAGGTGCAAAACATGGGGGTAAGGATCAGGGGGATCAAATAAATCCTGAAAACTTCATGTCAAGACTAGCAGGAATAGGAGTAGCATAATGAGTACAGATGATAACTTGTTAGGGACAACAAACACTAGTGCAGGTATGCAAGTTGGGCAAGATTTAGGTTATGATGAAACTCTAGCAGAATATGCGGGTGATTATGTTACAGACATGTTGGGCCAAGGCAAAGCTCTAGGCAACCAACAATATCCAGGTTATGGGGGGCCACTTACAGCAGGTGAATCTGGTCTTCAACAACAAGCTTTTCAAGGACTAGCTAGTTTAAACCCTTCTAGTTTTATGGGAGATTATACTTCTCAGTCTATTGGCAACTATATGAATCCTTATTTAGAACAAGCTCTACAACCTCAAGTAGATGCAGCTATTAGACAAGCCAATATAAGAAATGTTAGTGACGCTTCTAAATTAAATCAAGCAGGAGCATATGGCGGTAGTAGGCAAGCAGTACTACAAGCAGAAAGTAACAGAGGGCTACAAGATTCTATAGCAGAAATATATGGTGAAGGTTACCAAAAAGCGTTTGATAAAGCTGTGGGTATGCAAGATACAATGAGAAACTTTGGTTTAGATGCTTTACAAGCACAACAAGACGCGGGTGGTATACAAAGAGACATTGAGCAAGAAGGTATAGACGCAGACATGGCTCAATTTGATAAGGAGTTTGAGTTTCCTTATAAACAAGTGCAATTTATGCAATCTTTATTGCAAGGGCTACCAATAGAAGCTAGAGAAAGCATATATAGTCAACCAGGATTGTTTGGTCAAGGAGCTACAGGAGCTAGTATATTAATGGAAATATTAAATGCATTTCCAGGTGGAGAGGATAAAAAATAATGATCCCAGGAGGAATAAATAATTTACTTAGCCAAGTATCAAAAACAACAGATGCTTATCGAAACAATCCTAGAGCTTTAGAACAACAAACTAAAGTTAAATCTGGTGTCCAACCTGATCTTATAAAGTTAATTAGTTTGCAACAGTTAAAAGAACAACTAGCTGCTTTGCAAAGAGATAACATGCTTAAAATAGAACAAACTGGTAAGACTGTAGCCGACCAATTAGGAGAAGACGTTTTAGAGACCAAAATGTCATCTGTAAATGATAAGTTAGCGCAAGTTGCTAGTACAATGAACCAAAGAAAAATGGCTCAAAATAAAGCCATGAACAATATGGTTAAAAATGCAACTAAGTTTAAATCTCCCTCCATGCCTATGGGTGTAGCAGGTGTACCTCGTAAACGAACACAATTTGCAGCTGATGGTGGTATAATAGGTTACAGCTCTGCTGGAAGATTAAACACTAGAGACAAAGAAAAACGTAATAAAACTTTTGGCGAAGCAATTTTTGGGCCTAGATATTCAGGCAATCCTTTGTATCCTTACGGACCTAAAGGAGCTGCTGGTTTAGCTGAAAGAACAGCTCCTGCAACTACAGAAACACTTCTTGAAGGAGATGGTGAAAAAACTACTAATTTAGAAGAGATTGTAAAAAAAGCACCTGAAAAATACGATCCTTTAAGAATGATGCGTATTAATGAAATACCTGAAAGCCCTTCTGAATTTAATAAAGACGGGGATGTTAAAGTAGTAAATGATAAGCCAAAAGGTGGCGGTAGCGGTAGCGGTGGTTTAGGAAATATGTACTTTGATTTAATGAAACAAATTAGAGAACAACGTCAAGCAGAAGATCCCTACAGAGGGTTACGGTATATATTAGGACAAGGTGCTGATCCATATCAAATACCTGGGGCTGCAGAAAGATTTAGACGGGGTGAAGAAGCAGTTGCACGTTCAGATGCAGGCACAGCAATGGGTTTTAAACTTAAAGAAATGGAAATAGGGGCAAGATCTGCAGCAGCAAAAATAGCAGCAAAAGCTAATGCATTAGCCAAAGCAAACTTAGATTTTAACCAAAAATTTACTAGGCTACAACAACTAACCAAAGAGTATAATGCTTTAACCATGCAATTTGGAAGTATAGGGACAAATAGTTTTCAAGTAAGAGCGCTTTTAAACCAGGTTGGTGAGTTAGAAACAGAATATAATGAAACTAAAGATCCTGAACTAGTAAAACAAATAAATGATATACAACTTAAAGAGATACCAAGAGTT